TTATAACATAACAGAGATGTTATAACATAACAGAGATGTTATAACATAACAGAGATGTTATAACATAACAGAGATGTTATAACATAACAGAGATGTTATAACATAACAGAGATGTTATAACATAACACTCTCACGTCTAGCATAAAATCAACTCAATGTCAAATTTATTTCAGCGTTAAAAATTAAATTTGACAAACAGAAAAACATCAATTTTTAAGCATTAAGAAAATTTGACGTTAAGTATTTTTTATGTTAGTTGATTCTTTAACGTAATTTTTTATTGACATTGTTTTTATTTTGTGTCTCTTTTAAAATAACAGCGATTAATTACGTTTTTTAATTTAACGCCGTTTTTTAAAGCGTAAAATCGAAAATTAAGCGCGTTTTAAGCGACGATAATAAAAAAGCTATAGCAATACATTGCTTAAGTCGTTATCGTCGAAAATCGGCTTTCACGGCGCTTTTAACGGCATTGCTTGCCGGTATTGTTACCGGTTTTTTACTATACTCACACGCGCGCTCTTATATACGCGCGGCAATAATCGGCACATTCGGCAAACATTGCCGATAAAATCAAAAAATAAATCGTTTAAAATCAACAAGTTAAGACTTTTTAACGTCAATTACGAAGATAAACTTGCGTTAAAAAGAAAAATCCGTATAATACAAATCACCGCAGCGGAATGCGGTTTCAGAAGCCGGACTGCTTCGCCGCTCTTTAACAATTTGTGCTTAAATCGGTTTCCGTATTCACTCGGATTAAAGTAACAATCGTAATAGCGAAAAAAATCAATAACTTATAACTTAACGGAAAAATATCATGAATATATTTGACAAAATCGAAGCAGTTCAAGAGTTTAGAAAAACGCTTGATTATCAAGCGGTTGAGAATGAATCGGGTGTCGGCATTGCCGCGGATCGATGTGATAAAAACCGCGTCAGCCGGTTGAAACGGCTAAAGCGGTTCGATTCTCTGCCGTTCGATCAACTCAGCTTTTTAGCTGAAAATGTCGACATTGATCAATTCGAGCGTGCTATATACGCTCAAGACAAAGTTAGACAATTCTTAAAATTCAGAGCGGGCGACCGCTCAGTCTACGGCGGCAATCGAGTAACCGGGTGTAACACGCAAAAGAAAAACAACGCTTTCTTAATGATAATTGACTACATTAGAAAGCAAGACGAACAAAGTATCGTTTTGTCAAGCACTTTTCATAAAAATTTATTAATGAGATACGGGCAACCGGCCGCTTCGGTCGGTGCTCAGTCGGGGAGCAACAACACGACACTAGAATGCTTTAAGTGCGCCGTGCCGCTTGATTCAGCGCGAACCGCTTACCGAATAGACGTTGAGCGCGTTAAAGCGCTCTTCGGTGAAACGTTCACCGATGTAAAAATAGTTTAACAATAATAATAAGTTAGCCGTGACTTAGTTCACGGCTAACACTATCGGAGCATAAAATCATGAAAAAAGAAGAGTTGAGACTTTACAAATCGTTAACGAACGCAAAGCGCGCTAATAGCGCTTATCGTCGGCACGGTCGGCGCGTGTCCGAACCGTTTCGACATTACGTTATAGACAAACGCTTAAAAGAGTCGAACCGCATACGATACGCGGTTATCGTCAAATAACGCCGCTTAAAGCGGCGATAACAACAAAGCCGATAAATCTATCGGCTTTTCACTTAATAAGCCGTTAACAGTGCTTAACGGCTTAATTTGCGGATCATATTATGAACAGAGAAACTTTCAAGCGCGCATTTCGCGCGGTCCGATTGCTAATACAATCGGACAATGAAATTGTCTGTATGACATACAGACATTATTTAGAGTTATCAGAGCAGAGCAACTCTGATGCTCTTTGTTGTTATCAAGATCGGCAATCGGTCTATGTAGCGCCGCTTCAATCGCGGTTGAATCGTTTCAAAGTGTTTAAAAAAATGAAAGCAACCGGCTTTCATGCCGGTGAGCGCTTTAGACCGGCTAACTTTATCTAAAGCGACTAATGAGAATGATTCTCAACTAGACGGAATTAGTTGAGAATCATTGTCGTTTGAGAGTCATTCTCAATAGCGATAGTCTTAGAAATTTCGACTAAGTGCTCCCTCCCCACCCACCTTCAATCCACCTTCCAAAACACACTCTCCTCGCAGATATACCATTCCAAAACACACTCTCCTCGCAGATATACCATATTCGATTTTCCATATATCCTTTCGACTTGATCTTCTCGCTCCTCTTAGATATACTTTCGCTAACATAAATTTCATGATTTATGTTCCGTTTCAAGCCTCTCTCGCGAGAGGCTTTTTTTTGACTTAAAAAATTACAGACTATTGGAGATCGATATGGCAGTATAAATAACCATAAAGAATAAAAGAGCGGTTGACCCCAATGCCGCCGCTAGAGCGCGATTGGAAATCTCTCTTTGCTTTGCCAGCTTCGACTCGGTATCAGCCACGTATTCTCTCAAATGCTCAACTCTCTCTTCGACACTATTGGTGTGACTTTTAAGTGACGCCAGAGTTTTATCCAGACCCTTAATCCTCTCGTCCTTTCCAGCAATTATGTTTTCACCGTTCTTGACGATACCCTTATACATTTTTGTCCGATTTTTCTCTATTCTTAACGCCTTCTCCAGATGATAAATCTTGTCTTGCATGAATTGCTCGTCATGCGTTTTGTAAATATCCGCAGTCAGATATTCAAAAAAGTTATCTTTGATTTTGTTAAACATTTTTCACCTTTTAATTAAAAATTTGAGTCAAAGTAGCTCCGATGCTCTCTGTTGTTATCAAGATAGGCGGCCTCCCTCCGCAACCATAGAGACGATCGTCATCACGGTTGCTGCGACAATGAAGACCATTAAATAAATCGCCACACTTAATGCGGCTATCGTTCTATTGGCCTTTTTAAGCCTGACCTTGAGACTCGTTGTTAGCTCACACTCTTCTTGCAGTCTCCCCCGCACCTTTGTCATTTTCTCCCGCACCCCGACAAGCTCCTCCAGCTCTCTTTTGGCATTCTCCAGTCTCTCGCTTAGACGAGCCCTTTCAGCACTCACATCCCGAACCACATCTTGACTTCTCATCAGTCTTTGACTTGCGTCAATGCGGAAAGCCTCGTGAGTGGATACACTCATCAAGCCAGCTTTTTTTATCAGTTTTTTCAGCATGTTTTTATCTCCTAGTTTTGTAAGATCGTCGACAAGACGATTGTTATTGCCGCGACTGCTGTGGCGCTCGCGACCCCCGCCGCAAAGCCCTTTGCGATTAAGAACTTGTGAGAGCTGCGTATCCCCGCCAACTGTATGCGTAGTCTGGCGTTGGTTGCTCTTAGAATGTCGTTTTCGCATTTCAAGTTATCAATCTTTTCTCTTGCAGATTGATTGGCTCTCTTTCTGTCGTTTCGTGTCATTGTTTAGCTCTTATGTAGATATTGAAGTCAAATGAAAAGGGTGTATTCGCGCTCGGCTCATGTGGCTCATGCATTGCGCACACCCAATCCAAGTCGTGAATCGAAGGGAAGTAGGCGTCGCCGGCAAACGGCGCATTAATGTTGGTGATGTAGAGCTTTCGCGCGTAAGGTAGAAATTCGCGATAAATCTGTTCGCCACCAATGACGATGATCTCTGAGGGGTAATACTCGGCAAAGTCGAGAATGTCTCTTGAGTTGCTATAGCAGGTGGCGCCATAAGGTGACCGATAGTCTTTGTCACGACTAAGCACGAAATTGACGCGATGAGATAGCAACTTGCCAATCGACTCATGCGTCTTGCGGCCCATCACCACGATGTTGTTTTTGGTGATCTCAACAAAGTGCTTCATATCCTCGGGACAATGCCAGGGTAGATGATCTCCGTTGCCGATTACGCCATTGGCGGCAACCGCCGCAATCATGGAAATGTTCATCAGCGTCTATCCTTTAGTGCATCGACAGCGATATCGCGAAGATATCGTGCGTCAGCAGCGAGCTTCATCGCCACTTGACCATTTAGCTCGCAACCCTCGTTTGCGGCCTCTTGATGTAGATTTTTAACAGGATTGGCGATGCGATCGAGCGCGTGACGCAATCTATCAATCTCCTCAAGTAGCTCGTTGGCAACCTGATCTCCCGGGGGAGGTAATAAGCAAAGACAGGCTCGCATTTTGTTCAACTTTTCAATGGTCATAATTCACTCGTGACTTATTTATACGAATCTGGAAAAATGCTCGGTTTTGGCGATACGATCATCCAAGCCGTGCGGCTTAATGCTTGTGCTCCAAGTGCCAACATTGATCGCCTTCGACAACTTAATGATGTTCTTGCGATCGGGCTTGGCGGCAACCCACAGATTATGCACGTCGAAATAATGCTTTGCGGAGGCGAAATAATGCTCTGGTCGCAAGATGATCTCTGGGTCGGTGTTGTCGGGCAAGCCTGCGAAGCGCAAATAGCGCACAATGTTGGTTCTGCCGGTCAACTGAATAGCCCCAACGCCGCGATAACGCCAGCCGTCGCCGGAGGCTTCGTCGCCATTACCCATGCGTCTTGCATAGACTCGATTGGCAATCATTTCGGGTCTACCTGCGTAGTCTTTAAACTCCTGACCCACGAAGTGACGCTTGAATACGCGGCGTAGCGATTCCTCGCGATAGTTAAGATTTTCGCGACCCATCGAAAAGCTGCCTGTCTCGTGTGCGCATTGCCCTAGAAACGACGCAATTCTATCTCTCTCGACATTCAGTGTATCAACCATGTGCCCTATGGTATTTCTGCCGATGATGCCGTCGTCATCGAGTCCATAACGTCTCTGATAATCCTTTACAAATTTTGTCACGTTATTCTCCTTTTTTGGCTGCCTTCGCAGCTTCCTGTTTTAAAATCTCTTCTATCTTGACCTTGGCTTCGTCACTAATTGAGGCGGTTTTTATCCGAATCTCTTGCCTTGCCCGATATTTTCTTTTGTCGTCAAGCGTGTTGTCGACCGCCTTCTTAAATACGCCATCCTCCATTTCGATACAAGCTATTAAAAACATCGACACGGATAGCTTGCGCCGACCACCCAGTCTGTGTAATTTTTTCTTAAGTTCTTCGCCAGCCTCGTGAGGTAGAATTGCGGATATTCTTACGTCTTTTTTCGTCGTCATGATTGTTTGAATTAATTTTAAAATGAAGTTAAAATTATAAACGCTTTATTCAAATAGCGCAAAATTAAATTCATCATCTTCAGCGAGAATATTCTCGCCAAAACCCTCGGTGTTTTGCACAATCCAGCGTCTTTGTGTCGCGTGATCGCGGGTATGGCAATTATGACTGTCGGTGAAGTCCACGATAAAGGCGACATTGGGTCCCTGTTTCTTTTTGCGTAGGCCGCGACCAATACGCTGCCGTAGCGCAACCTCGGCTTTGCCGCCGCCCGCTAAGATAATCCCGCCAACGGATGGCACATCCACGCCGACATCGAGAATGTTGGTGCCGATCAGCACATCGATGTCGCCTTCGCCGAGTTTCTTCAAAGCTCTCTGACGCTCGACTTGCGAGCTTTCGCCTCGAATGAAGATCGCCTTCATGCCGTCAGCATTGAGCAAGTCTCTCAAAGTGTGACCGTGCTTGGTATGCTGCACCAAAATCATGACCGTTAAGCCGTGAAAGACCATCTTGCGCGACTCCTCTACGATAGCCAGATTGCGGTGTTCGTTTTCGGTAATGCCAATCTTGTAAGCTCTCTGCCAAGAGGTTGATTTACATAACTTGTCAGGCTTCGCCGTGTCGAGATACTTGAAGTAGGGCTTAGCGAGAATGCCCAGCTCAATCAACTGCTTTTCAGATACCTTAATGCCGACGCCGCCGACGCAAGCCATCAACCGCATGTTGTCTTCTTCGTTGTCCTTCATGAAAGGCGTGGCGGTTAGCGCCAATCGGTAATGGGCATTAACGCAATGCTTTAAAATGTTAAAATAGCTATCGCTGGAGGCTTCGTGAGCTTCTTCCAGCACCACAAATTCGAATTTGCCAAGCAGCTCTTTAGTCTTCTCTTGAATAATCAGTTGCTTTTTTTGCTGCGCCTTGCTTGAGAAGGGGTCGGGGTCTTTGAGCCGCGCCGCCAACGTCTGCACCATCGCCACAGTCGCAAACCTCTTTGGATACCATTCGCCATCGCCAATGACACCCACTTGTGCGCCGATCAAGTCGGTCTCGCCTTGTTGAGCGCGGTATTCGAAAGAGGCTTGTAGATGATCGCGCATTTGATACATCAATGCTCCGCGCGTGGTGATGAATAGAGTAGGGCGCTTAATGCGGGCAACCGCCATGCAGCAGACGCGACTTTTACCTCCGCCCGTTGCCAGTTGAGCGACCATGCTGCCTTTCGTAAGAAGCCGCTCGACCGTCTCAGGCTGATACTCGTATTCCGGTTGATAGTCGAAAGAGTCGATTGGTGCGCGCTCAATACCGAGTGGCTCAGGCAAAGGCTTGTGAATGAGCTGAACTCGATGACCTTTCTTCTTCAATACCGAGTCGACCCGATTGACAAAGCCGGCCGGAAAGGTGCCTTGACGATGCTTGAAAAAGCTGGAGCGACCATCCCAACGCCCGCTCTTAAATAGCAACGAATGCTCCGCACCGGCGACCTCGTATGACAGCAATCTCGATACGATGGATTTTATTTCGGGCGATGCGTCTATCAGCTTGGCATTTACCGCATTCTTCGCTATTTTTACTAGCGCCATAAATTTATTCCTAGAAAGACTTGATTTTTAAAATATTTTTATATAGGCTAAGTCACCAATGACCTATATTAACTCAAATTAATACGGATATGAATTTGAATTTACTACATCTTAATCCAAATACGCTCAAACCCAACGCCTGGAATCCGAATGTCGTCGATCGCGAGAATCAAGAGAAGCTTGATGCCTCACTTGAGCGACTTGGCACCTTTAAGCCCATTCTGGTGCGCGAGCTAGACGACGGCACACTAGAAATCTTGGGCGGCAAGCATCGTCGAGACTCCGCAATTCGCCGCGAGGTCTCCAAAGTCCCGGTTATCAATCTAGGTAAGATTGACGACACCAGAGCCAAAGAGATTAGCCTGGTCGACAACGAACGTTACGGCGAGGATGACGCCATCACTCTGCAAAAAATGCTCAACGGTCTCGAAACAGCTAATGAGCTACCCAACTTCTTGCCGCTTACCTCGGACGATCTCGATTTAATTCTAGCCGATCACAGTATAAACATTGATGACTTCGATATCGATATCGATGATGACTTGCCTATCGAAAAGCCTACGCCGTCTTCGCCAACGCATCGCATCATGCGCTTCAAGGTCCAAATAGATGATGCCGAAAGGTTGAGCGACCTTATTGAGAAGACCATTAAGATTAATGGCTTAAATAGCTCGGACGCTTTAACCAACGCAGGTGACGCTTTGGTGCACATTTGTAAGGAATTTTGGTAAGTGAATAACTTTAAGTTTGAAGGCTGCATTGATTGCGCTCATGTGGGGCACGGCGTTAGAACCAGAGAATGTTCAGGTTGTCATTGCGGTGAGAATTTCGAGCCACGGCTTGATGAATTGAAATTAAATGGAAGTTATGAAGAAGATGACGCAGAAGATTACTGAGCAGGAGCGTAAGGCGCTCTTACATGGCGACGAGTCGATTCGCGAAGAGTTAATACCGATCGACGTGCCGGCTCCTTACGAACTCAATTCTAAGGTTCACTCCGAAGCGCAAATTAAACAACTGATGGCGAGCATTTCGACAGAGGGGCTAAATTACCCCATTCTTCTCGATAGAAATATGGTCATCATCGGCGGTCATGGTCGACTAGAAGCCTGCAAGCGTCTTGGTATGAAGTTCATTCGGGCGAAGATTCGAACCGATTTGGACGATCAGGCTGCGAAACGTCTGCGTATCGCCGACAACCAAACCACTTCGACAGAATACGATACTGAAATGTTGAAGTTGGAGCTGGAACAGATTGATCTGGACGGTGTTTTCGCCGAGTCGCTAGGCTTCGATGAAAGGTCGCTCAAAAAGATGATCTCGGATTTCACAGAGATTGATTCGAGTGCGTTAAGCCAAGATCTGGATGGCGATATCGACGAACAGATTAAGCAGAGTGAGCGCGACATCAGAGAAATCGATGAAAGAGATGTGCCGGTGGTGACCGCGCTTGGATTTAAAAGCGTTCCCGTTTCAGCCAGCAAGAAGATTAGCCGATTCGTGGCTGGACTTCAGGATGAATACGATCTGCCTGCCGCCGACGCCTTTATTCGCTTTATCGAAGACCTTGAGGCGCAAACGCTGTGAGATATGTCATTTCCAAATCCTTTCAATCCAAGGTCGAACGCACTCCGCGAGTGTTAGAGGTGGCCGAATCCTTCGGATTGGGTCTGCAAGATAAGGTCTTCACAGTCTACGACAATCTTGAATTGGACATCGAACAGGGCGATGTCGTGTATATCACCGGTCAGTCCGGCTCTGGTAAATCGCTGCTGTTGCGCGAGTTGGCGGAGAGAATGTCGCTTTGTTCGAAAGGCGAGCCGAGTTCTGTCGCCGACGTGGATCGCGTCATAGTCTGCGACAAGCCTTTGATCGATCAGGTGGGCGAGACGATGACGGATGCCATTCGCATTCTATCGATGGCCGGCATTAATGACGCCTATTTGTTGATTCGCAAGCCTGGCGAATTATCGGATGGGCAAAGATATCGTCTGGGGCTAGCAAAACTAATCGAGTCGGGCGCAAAGGTGTGGGTTGCCGATGAGTTTGGCGCCAAGCTGGATCGAGTGACTGCGAAGGTGGTGGCCCTCAATATGCAAAAAATCGCCCGCAAGATGGGCGTTACGCTGATTGTCGCCACCACACATACGGACCTGGAGAAAGAATTGGGACCCGACTTGAAGATTGAGAAGCGCTACATGGACCGTGTAGAAATTACCACCGACAGAGAAGTTATCTAATGAAAAAGAGAGTTCTTGCACTGCTTGCCATCTTCGTCACAACCGGCTGCGTGGCTGATTTGATAGCCAGTCCGATTATTTATCGCGCAGACGAGCTTTGCAATGGTCAAGCACTGACTAAGAACGAATACCGCGATTGCATGAATCAGGGCTACCAGCGTTTTAAAAGTTTCGAGCCTGCCGAGCGACCACAAAACGATTGGGTCGATTGGTTGGATCTCTTTTGGCGTATGCAAGGCTAGTTGGTCATCATGATGTCGGAACTGCTGCTATTGGCGAAAGCGATCGGATGGGTGCTGGTTATCGGCTTTGCCGCATTTATTGTCGCATGGCCGATTTTGGACTTGTTTATTCCTGATCTGCCATTCTCAGATGACGAAGACGAGTGGCCGAATGAATAATCGCATTTTAACGGGCGAAAACGCATCAACCCCGGCAAGTTATCATGATGCTAAAAATAACGCCGTGACGACCCGTTTTTGTGACAATTTCGGCATCTTTGAGCCGCTAAGTGAAATGATTGTTGAGCGCGGCGATCGCGACGACTGGGAATTGCTGCATAAGCTGCATTACAAGGCGGATAGTTTGCCTGTTGGGTCGAAAATCTACCGATGCAGATTAGGCGAGCAAACGGTCGCAGTTTGCACATTAGGTCTGCCGCGACTGACCTTAAAGTCGCGTCGTCATCTGTTTCCCAATCTGAAGACGGGTGGCGACAGTAAGCTAGTCAATACGCATCGAGCCAAATGGTTGAATGCCAATATGACCGTCAACGGCCGCGTGGTGGTGGGCACCATGTTTCGAGGCGCCGGCATCGCCTACCGTCTGCAAAATCTCGCCTTCCGAATGCACGGCAAGCGCTATGTCGAATTTCAGTCCTCGATGTCAAAATACAACAAGTTTGCAGAGAGAGCCGGCATTAAGATGACCAAGCCTTTGCGCGGCAATGTTTACGAGGATGGTTTGCTGTTTTTCCGCCGACACTTCGACGAATACCCTGCCGACCACGAAGCTATCGTCAGTGAGTTGGCGAAAATGCCGACCTCACTACGCAAGCGGGTGGATGAGGCGGTGCGCTTGTTCTATCGCATCAACTCTTCCATCGAAAATGCCGGCGTGGGCGGCAACATCAAGGCTGAAAAGAAGATTGCCGCCATGCCGATCGAGGATGTTATTAAAAACCTTCAGCAGCTTGTGTTTGCCAGCCCTCTTTATGGCGTCTATGAAAATCCCGATGTCGGTAGAGAGCTGCCTAATCGCATTCCGCTATTGGCCTTCGATAATCAGAAAACGCACGAACCTTTGAATTTGGAGCTGCTGTAATGGCAACGCCTGAGAAATACATCGCACCCTGCTCGACCTTGATTTCGGAAAAGCAATTGGAGATTCTATCGATTGTGGCTCGCGGCAATCCCGACGGGAGCTATGTCGACACCTTTCAAGTTCTGGAGCGAGCCAGTTACACCGACTCGTTGGAGGCTATCCGCTTCATTTTACGCTACATGATTGCGCAGGGCCGCATCGAGAGAGCCGACTATGCTGAGCGATCGAGAGAGTGGGGCCGTGGCGGAAGAGGGGTGCATTCGCGCAAAACTCCGGTCTTTAAGATAACCGATAATGGATTGTTCTTACTTAAGTCCGGCGATTAGGAGAAATTCGAATTCCGCCACTCAAAATGCCGCTCTCTTATATTTATAGTTATTAGTTATTTATTATCTTTAAATAGTATTTATATATAGAGAAGCCGAATTTGAGTGGCGGAATTGAAAAACGCCACTTTATAAACAATGGAAATGAAAAATATTCGCGGATTCAAAAATAAGTCACTGATGACTTGCAGCAAACAAGTTGCGGTGTTATATTATCGCCTGTCTGGTTTTATATTTAATCCTCTTAAGGGCGCTACTTTTCCCTTCGTATCGTCAGCCTTGACAATCAAGCGCCCGTCTTTTGAGAGGTTGTATGTCTGATCAGCCCAACTCAACCACCAAAAACGCCTTCAAGGGCTTTAAAGGCTCTGCTGATCGCTCCGAGCAAAAGAAAGTCGAGGCTCGCGAAAAAGCGCATCAGCGCATCAAAAGGCGTGGCAATCCCGACGGTTTTAAAGCCGTCACGGAAGAGCAGATTAAGGCTCGCGCCGAATCTAAGAAAAAACCGAATCTTAAGCCGTCTCAGATCGCCGAAATGGAAGCGATGTGGGAATCCGGCGAGGTCACGCTAAAAGAGCTGGCAGAGCGCTTTAATCGCAGTCAGGATAATATCTCCAGACACATGACGCTGAACGGCGTCGTCAAGGGTGCCAAAGCCGAAGAATACTCTCGAATGATTAAGGAGAAAATCGCTCAGGAGTTGATGGGTGATGTCGGCGAACACGCTAAAAGAATTCGGCAAGCCAAAGATTACGCGTTAGGCCAAATTGATCTCATCAAGAAGTTGGCGGCTAACGAAATCATCGGTGCCAAAAAGAAAAACCTCAATCTGAGCTCAACTCTGCCAGCTTTGCGAGCGCTTGACCAATATATGAAGGTGGTGTCGGGCTGTCGAAATGAAGAATACATTTTATTGGGCATCAAGGAGTTCGAAGAGAAGGTTGAGCAAGAAGATATCCCAGAGTTGATTGTCACGGAGTTGACAGGTGAAGAGATCGAGCGCATGAGACAGGAGCAGCGCGAGTTCGATCAGATGGTTGACGAAGCGGATACGGATGTCAACGAGATAGTGGATGAGTCATAACAGGATAAGACTGCACCCCGGTCAGATGACCGTTTGGCAATCCCCCGCGCGGTTTCGCGTGGTGGTGGCAGGGCGCAGATGGGGCAAATGCTGCAAGGCCGGAACGCTCATAGCTATGAGCGATGGCAGCTATAAGCGCATTGAAGACGTGGCCTCTGGCGATCAGGTGTTAACCATAAGCGAGAAGACGTATAGTCTTGAGTCGAAGGCCGTCAAGCATGTTCACGACAATGGCGTTAAGGATATCGTTCGCATCGTAACGAGGTCTGGCAAGAGACTCGAAGTAACGCCGAACCACCCCATTCTAGTCAACAATGTATGGACAGAGGCTAAGGACGTCAAGCTCGGTGATCTAGCGGCAATACCTAGAGCCACAGTGTTTGGCGTTGATGAAGTGCGCTCTTGCGAGATTGACTTCTTGGCTATTTGGCTTGCGGAAGGCGACAGTAGCGGATATACGAATCAAACGCCGGAAATCATTGATGTAATGACGAAGGCGTGTGGCGAGATGGGTGTTGAATTTGTAGATTCGGCAACTGGCGATCGAAAAGCCGGTCTGTATTGGCGCTGGAGAGGCGTTAAGCCTAGAAGTAACGCATGTATAGACTTGTTGAAAAAACATGGTCTACGTCATAAAAATTCCAAGACAAAGTTCATTCCAGATTGCATATTTAGACTGCCAAAGAGTCAACTTGCGCGTTTTCTAAATTTGTTCATTGCTTGCGATGGGTCTATAAATCGCCGGAGTAAAAATACATGGGCCGTTGAGATCGCTTTGGCAAATGAGAAAATGACTGAGCAGATTGCTGACTTATTTTTGAAGTTTGGCATTAGAGGTCAAATTTCAAAGAAGGTTCATAAGGCGAAAAGTTCGGTCAGTGGCGACAACTTCATCTCTTGGCGATTTATTGTGTCAGATAGTAAGTCACTAATTACTTTTTGCGATCAAATAGGCGCATTGAGTAAAGAAAGTAAAGTCGCTAGAGCGAAATTGGCCGCGTCTGCATCAAGAGGTAGCTGTAATTCTTATTTGCCTATATCTCACGATGATTTTATCGAGCATCTAAGCTATAAGCCCGTGTTTAAAGGTAAGTATGGCGGCTACAACTGCGTTGTTTCGCGCGATTTACCAGAGGCTTTGAGAGAGAGATTGAATGGCTGGCGCAAGCAGACACCAAGTAGAGTTTCCGAGTATCGCTATTCATTCATCAGAGAGTTTGGCGATGGCTATTTTGATCCAATTGCAGATGGGGATTTTGCGTGGGATGAGATATCAGAGATCGAGTGTGTCGATAAGGATCAAACCTATGATTTGACGGTTGATGGCAATCATAACTTTATCGCAAATGGTCTGGTTACGCATAATACCGCACTGTCGAAAGCCTTAATCATCCGCTACGCCAAAATGCCGCGCCGCAAGGTCTGGTATGTTGCTCCAACCTACCGCATGGCGAAGCAGATCATGTGGCAAGATTTGCAGGACACGATACCTCCGAGATGGGTTCGTAAAATGAATGATACCTCGATGACCATTTGGCTCATCAATGGATCAGTCATTGAGCTTAAAGGCGCAGATAATCCCGATACTTTGCGCGGCGTAGGTTTGGATTTCGTGGTGTTGGACGAATATCAGGATATGTCCGAAGACACCTGGCATCGCGTCTTGCGTCCAACGATGGCAGATACGCGCGGTCATGCGCTTTTCATAGGTTCGCCAAAAAGTTATAACTTACTGCATGATGCTTATATTCTAGGTCAAGACCCGATTCGTGTCGCAAAGCGACAATGGCAGTCGTGGCAGTTTCCCACCATTACCAGTCCATTTATTCCCGTCGAAGAGATTGAGCAAGCTCGGCGCGATATGGATTCGAAATCGTTTGCTCAAGAGTTTTTGGCTTCGTTCGAAACAATGGCTGGTCGAGTTTATTACGCCTTCGATCGTCACACCCACGTCAAAAAGTGCGAATTCAACCCCAATTTGCCAATTTGGATAGGTCAGGATTTTAATATCGACCCAATGTCTTCGATCATTATGCAGCCGCAGTTGGATGGTAGCATTTGGGTGGTGGATGAGATTGTCTTATTTGGCTCAAATACCGAAGAGAGCGTCGACGAGATCGAGCGAAGGTATTATCGCTATCGTAACAATGTCACCATATACCCGGACCCTGCCGGAACTCAGAGACAACACGCCAGAGGCGAAACCGATCTGGATATCTTCAGAGAGCGTGGCTTTCGACGCATTAAGCATCGCGCGCAACACCCTCGGGTGGCTGATCGCGTCAACTGCTTTAATAAGATGCTGAGATCGACAGACGGCACGATAAGACTGTATGTGGACCCAAGTTGCAAAGGCTTAATTGAGTCGCTGGAGCAGACGATTTATAAAAAAGGCTCCAGGGATATTGACAAATCCATTAGCGTCGATCATGCAACAGACGCCGCTGGCTACTGCCTAGAAGTGGAGTTTTCGCGCAAAGTCAAGATTTTGGGCGTCAGTATTTAAAAAAATAAGTCACCAGTGAATAAATTACTTGCGCCAGTAAGTAAGTAATGACATACTATTGATAAATTTTTCAATGGCTTGTGATGGATCAAGAAAAACTTAGAAAATTGATCGAAAAGAGACATCCTGAGTATGTCGATCTTTTGCCGCACTGGCGCTTCTTAGAGTCCTGCTACAAGGGCGGCAGAGCGTGGTTTAAAGATAACATTTTTCGATACATCAAGGAAGGCGAAACCGAATACGGCGATCGCATAGATAGAGCTTATCGATTTAATCACTCGCGTGAAGTGGTGGATTTGGTCGACAAGTATCTATTTAAGGCGCCCATTATTCGCAACACCGGCGACGCTTCGGATGAGGTTATTCTGTTTTGGGATAAAGCAACCAAATCGGGCTTAACTATCGATCAATTCATGAAGCAGTTGTCCAGAAAGACCTCCATCTTCGGCTCGGCTTGGGTTATTGTCGACAACACCTTCGTCGTCAAAGAAGAAGGGGTGATTAGCGTTGCAGACATTAAGGACTCAGGCGGTCAAATCTTTTCTTACTTGGTTACTCCTGATCGCGCATTAGATTTCGCCTACGATGAAGATGGCGAGCTGTTGTGGCTTTTGGTTTATGAGGAAGTCAGAGACTCGCAAGACCCGTTCGAATCCAGCGGCGAGATGATAGATCGCTATCGTCTGTGGACTAAGATGGGTTGGTATCTGTTTTCCACAAGTAAAAGCCAAACCATTGGCGGCGACATCGTTGTGAATATCGAAGATTCGGGCGAGCATGGCTTAGGCATCGTCCCAGGCTTTCGCGTAGATAACTACATCACTGATGAGTTGTGGGCTGCGCCATCGCTAATCGGCGACATTGCCTATCTCGACAGAGCTGTTGCCAACTACCTCTCCAATCTTGACGTTATTATTCAAGATCAAACCTTCTCTCAACTGATAATGCCAGCGCAAGGCTTAATGCCAGGTGATGACGACTATAAAAAGTTGATCGAGATGGGAACCAAGCGCATCTTTCTGTATGACGGGGAGCGAGGTGGCGAGCCGAAATATATCGGCCCAGACCCGAAACAAGCCAATGTGATTGTTGGGGTTATCTCCAAAATCATTAACGAGATTTATCATACGGTCGGCATGGCCGGCGAGCGCACCAAACAAGACAATGCGGTGGGTATCGATAACAGTTCTGGCGTCGCTAAAGCCTTTGACTTCGAGCGCGTGAATTCCTTATTGACCTCCAAGGCCGCCTCTTTAGAGAACGCAGAGCGCAAATTAGTTAAGCTGGTCAATCTATGGGCCGGCAATAAGAGTTTCGATGACACGCTGGTTCAATACGCCAGATCGTTCGACGTTCGTAGCTTATTTGACGAGTTTGATATTGCCGCCAGACTGTCGCTGATGGAAGCGCCAGACTCGGTGCGTCGTGAACAAATGGACATTATGATTGATAAGCTTTTCCCGATGTTGGGTAGCGATGTCAAGAATAAGATGCGAGCTGAGCTGAAATCTTGGCCGCCTAAGATGGAAGATATTTCTGTCGGACCTTCTCTTCTGCGCGGGGCGAAAGCCGCAAACAACGAGAGTGAGAAGGCTGAAGATGTTAAGGGAGCCGCCTAGCGGCATTGTAACAATAGAGCCGAGTGACAGGTTCGAGTGTTTGACCGAGTGACAGGTCAGGTGAAAAATGAAAAAACTAAAACTGTTTGAAAGATTGATGCTTTTGTTGATGGGCGTCCAGTTGATGAGTGTCGTGCCTGAAGGACCAGGCGGTCAGGGGGAAGCTGACAAGCCAAGCGGCGGCGAGCAACAGGGAGACGACAGCAAGGATGCAAATGGTGACGACAATAAGGATATTGACGTTCCCAATAAAGACAAGGAAAAAGGCGAGTCAAAGCTCTCCGATGGCGAAGCAAAGCTTTTGCAAGAGCTGATGGAGAAGAAAAATTCGCTGAAATCAACTGCGGCAGAGTTGGCTCAAGTGAAGGAGCAACTGAAGCAGTTTGAAGGCGTAAATCTGGATGAAGTCAAAGCTTTATTGAAAGAGCGTCAGGAAAGCGAAACGAAGCAACTCGAAGCGAAAGGCGAGTGGGATCGGCTCAAGACTAACTTGGTTGAGCAGCATACTGCTGAGAAAGCCAAGCTGGAAGAGCAGATCAAAACACTGTCGGAGGCTTTAAATGGCAAGGATGAGTCCATTGTCGAGTTGACCATCGGCTCTGCATTCAGAGGCTCTAACTTTATCGCTGAAGAGTTGACGCTGACACCTTCGAAAGCGCAGATCATCTATGGGTCTCACTTTGAATATGAAGGTGACAAGTTGGTAGGTTATGACAAGCCACGCAACAGTAGCGAGCGCACCATGTTAATCGATGCCAGCGGCGAGCCGCTGAAGTTCGATGCGGCGATTGCAAAAATTATCGAAATGGATTCTGATAAAGATCGACTGATGAAGGCCAAAGTAAAATCTGGCGCCAATTCAGGAACCGCACCGACTACCGGTCAACCTAGGCCCACTGAGTCTAAGGGGATTGGTCGTATCGCGGGGGCGCTGAATCAAAACTGACGGCGTGAGTTTGTAAGGGATAAGTAAGTCACGGATGACTGTTTTTTAGGAATAAAGGAAATTTTTTAAGGATAATCTTAAGGAGATTAGGGAATGGCATTACTCATTGATGAGGCTAAGAAGTTAAGTAACAACCAATTGGAAATCGGCGTCGTTGAAGAAATCATCGACAAAGAAGACCTCTTTTCCATTCTGCCGTTTATGTCGATCAACGGCAAGGCGTATGTCTACAACCGCGAAAACGCGCTGTCTGAAGGCGACTTTCTCGATCCAAGCGAAACCGTGAACGAAGGCGCGGCAACCTTCACTGAAGTTGTTGCCAAATTGCGCATTCTGATCGGCGACGTGGATGTCGATAAATTCATGCAAGGCACTTTGAGCGATCACAACAACCAAAAAGCGATTCAAATCGCTCAAAAGGCAAAGGGTCTCGCTCGTAAATTCAAACGCACTTTGGTTATTGGTAATGCAACCAGTTCGCCAAAAGAGTTTGACGGCTTGGGTGAAATTGCCAAAGCCATCACTGTTGGCGACGCAAGCAGAACAGTTGCGGCAGCCACCAATGGTGCGGCTTTGAATCTGTCCATGCTGGATCGACTGTTGGATGCCGTGCCAAACGGCGCCGATGCGTTGTTTATGCCTTCTCCAGTCGTTCGTGCCTTCCGTGCGCTAATGAGAACTACTGGCGGCGGCACCTCTGCGGCTGAAATCATGATGCCAGCCTTCGGCCGTCCTATGTTGACGCATAACGGTGTGCCTATTCTGGTGAATGACTTCATTCCGCTGAATGAAACTCAGGGCACCGCGGATGGCGTAACCACTTCCGTTTATGCCTTGCGCTTAAACGAATATGACGGCTTACACGGTCTGTATGGTGGCGGCACGGCGGGTATCGTTGTTGAAGACATTGGAACCGTTCAGGATAAGGACAGCACAAGAACGAGATTGAAGTGGTATTGCGGTTTAGCCTTGAAATCGACAAAATCGATGGCAAGACTGAAAGGCTTGACGAATATCGTTTAAAGTCAGCGGTTTATGATTTTAGGAAGGGGCGCAAGCCCCTTCTTTTTTGTCTGCGAATTGTGGGCTAAAAAACTGATTTACAAGGAATTTATTTTTGTGTTAGAGTAAGTCACCTATAACTTATTTATGGAAGAGTAATGCCGCGCTTAATTATTAAACAACCTGGCATGGAGACCTACACCGGCTTTATGTCGGATGTCGAGTTCATTGATGGTATCAGCATCGAAGATGTGACTAAGTTGCAAGCGCAGCGCATCGCAGGTGCGATCGCTGTCGAGATGGAGGATGGCGCTGACCCCAGTGCTGCATCTGAATTGCTACGGTTAAAAGCAGATCAAGCTCAGCCTGAGTTCAAGGAGCCTGAAGCTGTCGCCCCAGTCAAGCCTAATTATGATTTTACCGAAGAGTCTCTTATGGCGATTGCCGACAAGGATGGCATTATCGGTCTGCGTGAGTTCGCCAAGTCTTATGGCATCAAAAGCAACTCCATTATGGGCTTGATCGACGCTCTGTTGGCGCTCAAGGCTTAATTGAGTGGATATCTACCGCAATAACCAATCTGTCGCACTGACGGTCGAAATTGACGGGCCTGCTCTGTCGGCTACTTATCGCGTTTTCGACCAAAATGATCAGGTTATTATCGACACCATAGAGGTTGCCGGATTTATCCAGAATAGCGTTGCTGTCGATATCATCGTCGACGCTGCGTTTAATCAGCTAGCCGAAGGTGAGGTTAGAGCCATGCGTCGCGTTGAGATTACGCCTTATGACGTAAATGGTGCGCTTAAAACCTCTACAGTCGAATACATTATCGAGGCTTTGCCGACATCGATCATAGGTGTCAACTCTTATCAGACGCTTAGTCAGGCTAAGTTGACCGCTATGGATATGCCTCATTTGGATATCTGGAACACAGCAGACGACAGAATGATTGTGTCGGCCATGACCGAGGCACACTTTCGATTGGGTCAGTTTGCTTATCGAATGGAAGACGATCGCGGTCTTGATATCGTGGTTGAGAACATCCGAAGCTTAACGATTAATGACTTGCTTTTGTTGCCATCAGCCTTTTTGATCGCCTTACGCAAGGCGCAAATATCCGAAGCCGACATTGTGATGGGCGGTGGCTCAGTTCATCGCAAGCGTGAGGATGGTCTAATGAGTGACACCGTTGGTGAGTCCAAGATTATGTTTAGACCTGGTAAGCCAGTTGTGTTGCCTGTGGATCGCCGCACCTTGAGCTACCTGAGCGGCTACATTTATCACGGATTGTCGCTAACCAGAACATGATTGATCTGATTGATCGCACCTCGCTTAATGCGGCCACTCATTATGCCGACTTCATTCGGTCGCTGCGTGGTGAGTTATCGCGCATTATGAGTTTACCCAACCCTGGCTCGCCGTCTGCCCGTCGTCAATTTACTGCCGGTGGTCATCACTTGATCGAGAGTCATCTGGAGAGTATTTCGAGACTGCTGGATCAGGGCTTCGGCGAGATATGGGCGGGCGCACTTGGAAATGCTTTGACCGGCGAGGAAGCGAATGAAGATTTAAGGGGCTTGAGAGATAGTCTAGTCTCCGTTGTCGATGGAGGGCCGAATGATCACCTGCTGGCGGCGATACGGTCCTTCATGAGTAGAGATGTCGAATATGGCGCACAACAACTGAAGCGATTGGCTTTCGACATTGTGACCATGATGTCTGATACGTCGCTCAATAATGCCATTCGCGGGGCGGTGGTGAAAAGCATCGTGGGGCGTCACAACTACACTCACAAAAATAACAAGGAATGGCCGACAATTCGAAAGACCCGTCTGTCAATTCGGCATCATTTGCTTAAAACGCACAATGAGATAGTCATATTGGTCGGCACCTCTAAGGGAGAGCGTCAGTTTGTTGTTAAGAATGAATCTCAAGAACACCGCAATCATGGCATGGAGTTTACGATCGATAGAGACGGCGACTTACCCTGGTATCACGATATCGAAGCCACGGTATTTCATCCGAACTCCCGATCGCTAGTGTCCAGAAAGGTAAGTAAATGATGACTGATATTTCACGGATGCGATTATGATTTTTCCAAACGTCCCCTGTCGGATTTTTCAGCTATTGGGTGACAAAGACGAATACGGCGAGAGTCAATACGCGCGACCAACGCCAGCGCATTGCTCGGTAGTCAAGCTAAGTAATAGCTCTAAATCCACCAGCGTTAGAGCGGATAGCTCGGCCTCGCGGGGCAGCGCTAAGGAGGTATTGGCTGACGCGCGGCTGCTGTTTAGCGTCAATACGCAGATCAAAATTGGCGATCGTCTGGAGATATACGGCTTTAAGCTGGAGGTGTCTAGCGTTCGTGCGCATTTTCAGGTCTTTCAGAACAAGATAGATCATTGGCAAGTGGACTTAAACGCATGGGCGTAAATATTACCGGTCGCGGTCTGGATGTGCTTTTAAAGAATGAATTGAAAAGGTCTAGCGAGGGTGCCCGCGATGCTCTTAAGCGTGGCGCTGAAAAAGTCGCTAATCGAGCCAAAGAATATGTGCCAGTTGATGAGTATAACCTGGAGAGTGCAATCGAGGTTAAAGACCCAGAGAGAGACTTGCAAAGGAGTGGGCGCTACATTTTTATAGTTGGCGTTAAAGATGGTAGCCCGGTGCCTTCCAGACCCGGCGTGACCGTGGGCGATTACGCTTATTGGATTCATGACGCCACATACAATCTTGGTCCGAGATCAGAACAGAAAGCGCAAGAGACGGGTAAAAAGGTTGGGCCTAAATATCTCGAACGCGCTTGGCTTGAGTTAGAGAGTGAGATTGAGAGAGATGTTATGGATAACGCACATAAAAGGATTGGGAAATGAATTTAGAGCCTTTCTATCAATTGGTTAAGACGGCTCTGCCGCAAGAGAGAGGTCTCTATAAGGCTCACATGCCAAATAATGTTAAGCGAGGCATTCTAATTCTGCATCAATTGAGCGGCGCAACTATCGACCCCAATTTGCCTAATTACCGTAAAACACGCTTTCAGGCGATCATCAGAGAGACCAGCTTCCAAAGCGGCTATGACTTGGCAAAGCAAGTTTCAGCCGCTTTGGAAGTGGCTAGAGTGACTGTTGGAACAGTCTATATTCACTTCGTTAGACCGCTGCATGATCCTGTGGGTTTTCCACGAGCAGACAGTGGGTTCATCGAGTTTTCCGTCAATTTTGAGACGGCTTATGTTGACCATTAAGGAGATTTTTTTACATGGCAAGTAGCACAGAGAATGTAAAGCTTGGCGTTTGCAAGATTACTTACAAAGGCCAGGACTTAGGATACACAAAGGGTGGCGTAAGTGTCGACGTAACGACCGACACTTATGCTGTTACGGTCGATCAGTTTGGCGAGTCCGTCATTAACGAATACATCACTAAGCGCGACATCAAAGTGGAGTGTCCACTGGCAGAAACCACGTTGGAAAACTTGGTTAATATTATGCCTGGCGCCTCGCTGGTAACGGATGACGTCGACTCAACCAAAAAGCGCGTGGATGTTACCAACGGCATCGGCACCAACTTATTGTCCATTGCTGGCGAGCTTCGCTTGCACCCAATTGAGTTGGACGATGCGGATCAGTCGGAAGACTTGGTAATCCCATTGGCTGCAACAGCCGGTGCGATGAAGTTCAGTTACAAGCATGACGAGGAGCGTGTGTTTAACACCTCTTTCATGGGCTACCCTGACTCTGCGACCAACATTCTGTATTCGTTGGGCGACACGACCGCAGAGGCTTAATTGTAAGTCATTCGTGACTTTGTAAATATCAACGTAAAGCCCCTTGAATTAAAGGGGCTTGTTTTGGAGAGTGAAGGTGGCAAAGATTTTAAACCTAGATGGTTTGAGCGAAGAAAAAGAAGTAAAGCTAATTATCGATGGGAACTCTCATCCGCTGAAAAAAATCAGCGTGGCAGACTTCATCAAGCTGGTTAAGCGTCAGGAAGAGATGGAAAAGCGCGAAACTGAGTTTGAAAAGAGAGGCGAGCATTTGCCTATTTACGAAAAGATCGAGTTTATGGCGGAGTCGGCAGCGGTCAGCTTCCCAACCATCGGCATCGATCGACTCAAAGAATTAACGATTGATGAGTTATACACCATCGTCGACTTTGCAAGAGAGGCCTCGATGCCGGACGCCGAAGAGACCGATGATGAAAAAAAGAGTCAGGCCCGAGAGAGCGCATAATATCTCTCGACTTTGGTTTTCTATTTTGCCGCGTGTCGGCCTACTATGGGCTATCCGATGACTCTTTATTGAGTATGCCAATCAAGCGGTTTTGGCTATTTAGCGAGTGCATTGACCGCCTTCAGGCTTCCGATGACTTGCGAGCCATTAGAGTAGTCTCGGCGACAAGCAGCAAAGAGGCGTCTGACTCAACTATACCAAAACTTGTCGAATCGGTCGGCACGGTTGTTATAAAGGATTATGCTCGCGACCCAAGAGCAACAGAGCGTCTACGGGCGATGATGAAAAGGTAAATGGAACGCAAGAGGCAAGGATGAGCTTAGGTAAAATATCGATAGAGTTAGAGCTGAAGGATGGCAAGTTTGAGGCGAGAGCGATAAAAGCTGGCGCCGCCATCCGAGGGATGGAGACGGATTTCGCTCAACTCGACAGACGGGTCAAGGGCGTTGAGAGAACTATTGGCGGTTTTTTACCTAAGATTCGCGATTTGTCGATTGTAACGGCGGCAACTCATTCGATCATACATACCATTAATGGGACGATGATCGCTTGGACAAGTAGCGTCATTAATGCGAATGCTGAAATTGAGCGCATGAGCGCGCTCCTTCAGGGCTTGAGTTCCAGTCTGACCACCGATGGGCACATTAAAGAGGTCGCTGACGATATGGGCTATCTATTCGACATGGCTCAGAAGGCGCCCTTCTCGATAAAAGAGTTATCCAATTCTTTTGTGAAGATGAAGTCGGCTGGTCTTGAGGATGTCGATAAGAAGCTGGTGTCGATCACCAACGCCATCGCCCGGTTTGGCGGCAATGACGAAATTCTTCATAGAGCCACCATTGCGATTCAACAAATGGCGTCAAAAGGCGTCATATCGATGGAAGAGTTGCGTCAGCAGTTGGGCGAGGCCGTTCCTAACGCCATGAATCTCATGGCTGACGGTCTTGGCATGCCCATGCAAAAAATGGTCGATCTGATTTCTCAGGGTCGAGTTAAAGCGGTCCCCGCTATCGACGCCATGATGGAGGAAATGGATCGAACCATGAGCGGTGCCGCCGTGCGCATGATGGATACTTGGAACGGCATGATGTCGCAGTTCTCAACCAAGTGGGCGCTGTTGCAAAAGCAGATCGGTGACGCAGGCTTTTTCGGCGCAGCTAAAGAAGGTATGGGTGAGGTTTTAAACTTCATGGATAGCGATAGCGCGCTAATAGCCATGAAGGCGGTTGGCGACGCCATGCGCGATGTCATCGAGGCCACCAAGCAAGCTGTTGTCTTTTTTAAGGAATATGGCGATATCATTCTGACGGTCGCGAAGGCGCTTGGGACTTTCTATACCACAGCTAAGATCGCCAGCTTTGGCGTAGCTGTGCTTAATCCAAAAAATATTAAAGCTGCCGCTGACGCCTTTAAAGGGTGGGGCGCCGCGATCTTGGAAGCAAGTGCGGCATCTCGAACGGTGATTACGCCCACCAAGCACATGATGGGGATCGTTTTAGAGACTGCGACCTCAGTTCAGAAGGTTACACTAGGCACTCGCGCTTGGGGCGCAGCATTGGCTGCATTGGGTGGGCACGTTGGTGTTGCTATTGCCGGATTGACAGCTCTTTATTACGGCTACGAGGCGCTTAAGCCGAAGATTAATGAGTCGCTAGAGGCTGTCAAGAAATACGGTCGAGAGTTGGACGATATGGGCAAAATAAAGCCCAAGTTGTTCGATAAGAAAAGTATTGATGAGGCTGCTAGTGGGTTGAGATTTCTGAGAGAGGAATCTGAGAGAACCAAGGCTAAGCTCAAGCAGATGGAGGCTGATAATATTCGGCTCCATCCAATCGCAAGAGGTCCAAATTTCGATAAAGATTTGGGGGAAGCGCGTCAGAGAATGGCCGATATAACCGAGGAGATTAAAAACGCTCAGGTCAATATCGAAGACAGTATGAGCGCTCTGATCGACAGGGGAGTAAGGCGTCGCATCTCTATTATGGAGAATGAGCGAGATGAGTCGATCGATATTTTCGGTCAGACCTACAAGCAGAAGGTTGATTTCGCTCGCAAAGAGCGCGAAGCGATTATTTCGGCAGGTGGCGATATAGAAAAGGCTGAAGCCGAATTTAACGAAACCAAGAGGAAGGCGGCTGAGGAGCTATATGTTTCGCGCACCGATGCTCTGAAAAAATATGTGTCTCAGTATGAGGCGCAAATGACTCAATTGGTTAATAAGAGCCAAGATATCGCGGTTTTAAGTGATGTCGATGTCAAGATAAAAATCAACGAAGAGTCTCTGGCGAATTTACAGCAGGATTATCTTAATTTGAAGGTTGCTATTGAAAACGCAACCACTCCAGACAGAAAGAGAGAGCTGGAGAATCAATTAAAAGATATTACCAAAGAGATAAAGGGCGCCTCATCAGCTCTCGATAATTTAAAAAGACTACGCGATGGAATTCTAGGGAATCCAATAAGCGAAGATGACATTATAGCGTATAACTCAATCATGAGATCGATATCCGACGTTAATGGTAAGTTGACGGACATGGATGGCATTCTTGACAAATTGAGAAGCGGCGAGCCTATAAATGTCGATGCCATAATCGATACTAACGTCGGCAAGCAAGCTACGGAGGCTATGGCTCAAGCTCGAAACGCCTATATAAAGGAAAGCAAGGCTCTTCTCAACAAGAAGAGAGAGGTTGCTGTGCTCATGAAAGAGCCTGATGGCTCCGCCTCTGGAAAGCATGCCGCAAGCCTAGAGGCGCAATTTAAAATTCAAGAGGATGCGCAGAAGAAGCATAATGAGCTAACTCTTGAACAGCTACAAAAGGTTGACCTTGCGATAGCGGATAGTGTCGATAGCTGGGACGGCATGGGGAAAAAGCTTACAGAGATTTACGCGCTTAATCGCAGAATAGCCGAGGAAGAGTTTAGAGCGAGAAAGGCTCTAAACCCTAGAGAGGCTAAGGAAATTGATAATTCGGACGCGATAAGAGAGAGTGAGCGCCTTCAATCGAAGCTGAACAGTTTAAGAGATGAGGCGGAAAGAGTCTCTGCCACGCCAAGTGTCGAAAACACAGATGCGCTGATGGCCATTAGAGAGAAGGTCAAGGAAACAGAAAAAGAACTTCAAATAAATGACCAGCTTATCGCCAAGATAGATGAGGCAAATGACGCCTATCGAAGAAGCGCCAATGTAAAAGCTGATGTGGCTGATAAGAAAAAGGCTGAAGCGGCAGCTGAAAGAGACCGCATTGGGAGAGAAAAGCTTTCCGAGCAAGAGATGAGACAGGCCGAGCGCCGCGAAAAATGGCTGGCCGATCAAAAAATTAGCATACTCGATGAAACAAAGCGTCTGACTCGTGAGAATCTTGAAGATGGCACGGAGGCATATCGCCAGGCCACTGACGATCGCATCGAGCATTTCAGAAGACAGGCTATAGCGCAAGCGGAGCTTACCGGGCTTGGCAGGAAGGGCAAGGAGAAGGAGTTTGAGAGCTTCGTTGATCGCGCTACTGCCGAGCTTAAGGAGAAAGAAGCGAATCGCCGAATAGAGGAAGATAAGGCGCGACATAGCGAGATAATCAGAGGCTTGGATGACGAGATTTACAGCTCACGTCTGGAGCTAATAGAGGACTCTTTCGATCGGGAAAGACAACTATTGGATCGACGCTTTGACCTGATGCGGAGAGATGCGGAGAGAGAGGTTGAGCTTGGCGAAAACAAAATCGAGAGACTGAATAAGATCGAAGAGTTGCGCCGGCTCGAAGTTCAAAAGCTGGCGCAGTCGCATCGCACCGAGTTTGGCAAAATGATGAGTGAAACTCAGCGATTCGAAGACCTGATGTCTGACGTAGGTATGTCGTTTGTTGACGGGTGGACGGACGGCTTTGCGAGATTGGCCTTCGCCAGTGAGGCGAGCTTTAAGGATATGGCGACTGCCATCATCAAGCAAATCGGCATTTTAATCATCAAGTATTACGCTCTCGCCGTTGCCAAAATGATTGCCGGTGCGCTTGGCGCAGGTGCGGGAGCAGCAGCGGGCGGCGGCACAGTTAATGGGATTGTGCCACAGGCGTCTTCGAATATCGGCAGCGGCTTTGCGAGCAATATGTTTCCCAATGCAGATGGCGGCGTAATGCCAATCAGAAAGTTCGCCAAGGGCGGCGTGATGAATGAGAAGACCGCCAAATTGCTCTCTAAGGCGCCCGTCATGAGCAAGACTGATATGTTAGCTGGCGGCGTCAAAAACACACCACAGGTGGCCTTGTTTGCCGAGACGGATGTGCCAGAGGCTTTCATTCCGATGCCGAATGGCGCGATTCCTCTGTCGGTATCGCGCGGCAAAGATGGCAGCATTACCGGCTCGATTCCTTTGCCGAGCGGTCAGATTTTACCTACCAAGATTGTCGAGGACAAAAGCGTTAAGGCTTTTGCAAAGGGCGGGGCCGTAGGGAGAGTTAGAGCGTCGAGCGTCGGTGGATTCGCCAGTGCGTCAACTATTGACTCTGGAGCCATCGTCAGTCAATTGATTCGCGTCGAAGAGGCCATTAATCGACTTGGCAATGTAGCGATGTCCTCAATCCCAAGCTCAATCGTTGGGAGTGATATGACGCAAACTCAAAACATTAATGGTTCCATCAATCCGTCAGGAATGTCTCAGTTGGCGGGGTCCGTCTCGAACATCGCACCAGAGATAAACATTTCCGTGAATGTCGCCAGCGACGGCAGACGCGAAGAGGGCGACTCAGGTGGCAACGATCAAGCCGGCGCATGGACTAAGATGGCAAAGCAAATCGAAGGCGTAGTTGTCGGCGAGATCGTTAAGCAAAAGCGCCCTGGTGGATTGCTTTACCAAGGGCGCTAATTCCTCTACAATAAGATAAGTCACAGGTGATATACTAAGATATGGCTAAACAAGTTTTTACATGGCTCCCGGATATTGATTGGGACCTGGATCATGAGCCAAGAGTTAGCTCAGTCGAGTTTGGCGAATACGAGCAACGTATTCGTCATGGCATTAACAGCGATCCGCTCAAGTTCGACTTGACCTTTACCAGAAGCAAGTCGGAGATCGACGCGATTAATCAATTTCTCAAGACTCATGGCGGCGCCGACAGCTTTCAGTGGACCACGCCACAGTCTTACGTTGGGCTATTCGTGGCGAGAAAGTGGCGAATTAGACCGCATGAAGAGTCTTTGCGCAGACTATCGGTGGTATTTGAGGAGGTGTATAGCTAGTGTCAACCTCTGAGATTATTAAGGATATTCAGTCGCTATCGATGGACGCCGTTGTCGAGCTGTTTACACTCGACTTTACCAACATTCAGGCGGGCGGAATATTGAGATTTCACGCTGGAACGAACGAGTTGAGACAAAACGTCATTTGGCAGGGTAATGAATATTACGCAATGCCAATCGAGGCGGAAGGCTTTGAGAAACTAACTCAGGGAACTCTGCCTAGGCCAAAGATTCGTGTCGCCAATACGGATGGCGCACTTAGCGCTCAAGTTGCTGCGGCAGACGATCTTGTTGGCTGCAAGGTTATAAGAAAGCGCACCTTGGTTAAATATCTGGATGCCGTCAACTTCACTGGCGGTGTGAATCCATTAGCAAACCCCAATCAGCACTTTCCTGATGACGTTTGGTATGTCGAGCAAAAGCTTTCTGAGAATCGGCTGTCTATCGAGTGGGAGCTTAGCTCTGTGCTTGATTTACAAGGTGTGATGTTGCCAAGAAGACAAATCATTATGAATTCGTGCTCATGGGAATACAAGGGTGAAAATTGCGGATACTCAGGCTCAGATTATTTCAATGCTCAAGACCTTCCTACGAACATGAGTAATGACGTGTGCGGGAAGAGATTGAACTCCTGCAAGATTCGGTCAAGCGGCTTTTCTGGCGGCGTCTTGCCGTTCGGAGGCTTCCCTGGAGCTAAGAGATATGATTAACAGATTAAATAAGCGGATTGTGTCGCTTGTTCGTGCGGAAGCCAAAAGACGCTATCCAGAAGAGGCATGTGGGCTAGTTATAAGATCGAATAGAGGCTTCGTGGGCGTCTCTTGCAAGAATGTAGCTGACGAGCCTTGTGGCAATTTTGTTATTTCCTCCGCAGAGTTTACCAGTATCGCTGACAGAGGCGAGATAGTCGCTGTCTGGCACACTCATATCGACCGCCCCCCAACACCATCCGTTATCGACATTTTTGGCTGCAATGCCACCGACGTTAATTGGTTCATTGTCGCGATTCAAAAAACCGATGATGATTTCGAGATAAGCGAGCCTTATCTGCTAAAGCCTAATCAAGATACGGGCTACATTGGCAGACCTTACGCCTACGGCTTCTATGACTGCTTCACAATAGCTGAAAGCTATTATCGCAAGGAGTTTGGCATTGTCTTTTCTCATAAGCCCTCTGGCTACCCAGAGATCGAGGATTGGTATAAGAAAGGCATGAATCTTTTGGAGGATAACTTCGAGAAGAATGGCTTTGTTCGTCTGATCGACACCAAGCCGATCGAGGGCGATATCTTATTGATTCAAATGGGTAGCGACGTGCCAAACCATATTGCCATCTATGTCGGAGATAACCGCATTTTACACCACTGTGCGGGCAAATTGTCTAGCGTTGACTTCTACGGTGGGTATTGGAAGAAACATACGACGCATCACCTGCGTCACGAAAATAGGATTTGATGAATGCTGACTAAGATAATTCTAGATGGACCGATGGGTAAGAGATTTGGCCGCGAGTGGAATCTTGCCGTAAATTCGCCAGCAGATGCGTTGAGAATGATAGATGCCAATAAGTCAGGCGTCTTTGTGTGGATTCGCGACAATTTGGACAAATACGAGGGTTATCAGATCATTTGTAAACATGAGGATGGCTCCGAAGAGTATCTAAATAACGACACGTTCGAGTTGGAGAGAAAGCTGAAGGAGATTCGCTTTGTTCCGACCGTAGTGGGGGCCGGTGGCAACAATAAAGGCATGGGCGCTTTGCAGATAGTTTTAGGCATTGTCATCATTATCGCGGCCATTTGGACCGGCGGCATGGCTGCCGCCGCCATTCCTGGCGTATTGGCGGGTGTCAGCATGATTGCCAGCGGTATCGTTACCATGCTAACCACGATGCCCAAGCCGGGCGATATGTCGGATACGGAGCGTAGAGATGGAACGTCTTACTATTTCGACGGGCCGACCAATACATCTATGGAAGGTGTGCCGGTGCCCTTAATAATAGGCCGGTGTCTAGTTGGATCTCACCCAATTTATGTCAATTTAACAGTGGATGATAAGGTAAAAGGATCATGAGTGTAAGTCAGGTTATCGGGTCGGGCGGCGGCTGCTTTAGAAAAGGCACTCAGATTCAGCTAGAGCACGGTAAGACTGTCGCTATCGATAGTCTAAAAGAAGGCGATGAAGTCCTGGCGTTTGACGAGGCTGGAGACATTCATGTCGCAAAAGTTATCAAGCTACATATCCACGAAGAGCCGCAGCCTATTCTCAGAGTCAAATTTTGGCGGGGTGAGATATTCGTTACGCCAAATCATTGGGTTTTAAATCAATTCTGCTCTTTCGTGGAAATGAGCACATTGTCTATCGATGACGCGCTCGTTGACAGCATGGGGCATTTGAGACCCATCATAGAGATGGAGCATGTGGGTTTTGAAGAAGTCTACAACTTAACGGTTGAGCCGCATCACACCTTTATTGCAGATGGTGTTCGAGTTCACAACGGCGGTCATAGAGAGCGATATCCCGAAGTTAAGGGCGCTGGCGGAGGCTCCAAAAGCACAGGTGGTCGCGTCGCTGTCGAAGCAAGAGACACATTACGCTCTCACGCGCAGGTCTCTCTGATCGATCTGCTCGGAGAGGGCGAGATTGGCGGTCTAGTAGACGGAGCAAAGTCAATATTCTTGGACGATACGCCTCTGATGAGCGCATCGGGCGGATACAATTTCACCAACGTGGAGTGGGATTTTAGGCCGGGAACGCCAAATCAATCAATCATTCCAAACTTTTCAGACGTTGGAACTCCGGTTGTTGCGAGTCATGCGCTGACGACATCGGCGCCCTATACATTTACCGTTAGCAATCCGAATGTAGATAGAGTTCGAATCGTTATGAATGTTTTGTCGCTAATGCGGCAAGACCCAGCGACAGGCGATATAAATGGAGCGCAGGTTAAATATCAATTCGCCATGTCTGTCGATGGCGGGCCAATGTCAGTCATCGGTGACGATATAACCATTAAAGGTAAGACTCGATCGAAGTATCAGCGCGCTCATCTTATTGATCTGCCCAAGCCTGGCTCGACATGGACGATACAGGTCAGAAGACTGACAGCCGACTCGTCATCTTCGGCGCTCTCTAACGCCACTCAAGTAGATAGCTATGTAGAGATTACCGATGTAAAGCTGAATTATCCAAACTCAGCTTTGGTTTCGATGGCATTCGACCCCGAGTCATTCTCAAGAGTCCCAAGACGGTCGTATCTCGTCGATGGCGCTTATATTCAGGTTCCATCCAACTATGATCCTGTCACCAGAACTTACGCTGGAATTTGGAATGGCACTTTCAAGGTTGCGATATCTAACAATCCGGCGTGGTGGCTTTATGAGTTGTTGGTCAATAAGCGAGTGGGGCTTGGCGACTACATCAGCTCAAATCAGGTCAACAAGGCAAAGCTTTATCTTGTCGGCAAGTATTGCGACGAGCTTGTGGATAATGGCTACGGCAGTCTTGAGCCGCGCTTCACCATCAATACGTCCATTCAAACCCGCGCAGAAGCCTATAAGCTGATTTCCGACATTGCGTCGGTGTTCAGAGGGATGGCATTTTGGGGTGGGGAGATGGTTGACTTCACCAACGATGCGCCAAGCCCTGGCGTTGGTATGGTGTTCTCTCAAGCCAACGTCGTTGACGGTCTATTTAATTATGTCGGGTCGTCAAGAAAAGACAGACATAGCGTTGTCTTGGTCACATGGAACGATCCAGCCTCTAACTATAAGCAAAGAGTCGCCTATGTAGAAGATGCGGAGCTGATTCAAAAGATTGGCTATAAAAAGCTGGAGACTATCGCGTTCGGTTGCACAAGCGAGGCACAAGCTATCCGCGCGGGAAGATGGATTCTTTATACCGAGCGATACGAGACCAATTTGATTACCTTCAAGGTCGGCATGGATGCCGCCTTAGTAATGCCTGGTGAAGTCATCAGAATTCACGAGCCGACAAGAGCCGGGAAGCGCATGAGTGGTCGCATTAAAAGCGCAACCACAACATCAGTAACGCTCGATGCTCCTGTTACTCTCGATACCTCAAATGCCACCATCAGCGTTAGATTACCCGATGGAACATTCGTAGATAGACAAGTCAATCAGGGAATAGGGAGTCATTCGGTATTAACTTGGACCAGCGCCTTATCTGTGGTTCCCAGTAAGATGGCTATGTTTGTGGTGTCGGAGACGAATCTCGTGCCGATGCTGGCCCGAGTTATCAACGTTAAGCCAGGCGAGGGCGATCAAAAACACACTTACGAAATTGCATGCGTAGAACATAATCCTACCAAATACAATGCGGTCGAGAGCAACCTTCTTATCGAGCAGCCCCAAACCTCGATCGTGGACCCATTTAATGAAAACCCGACCAATATATCGATAGACGAGTCGACCTATTTTATCGCACCAGGCGTTATTGGCTCTAAGCTTCACATTTCATGGGAAGGTAAGGCTAAGTATTTTGAAGTCAGTTACCGCATCACTGTTGACGATGAGACTTCGAACTGGCACATAGAGACAATCACGGTCCCCTCTTACGAGATTCTAGGTCTGCGAGCCGGTTCGGTTGTGGACATCAGAGTTATTGCCGTTAGCAGCAAGGATGTCAGATCACTACCGCTTGACGCAACCTACTCGATACTGGGTAAGACAGCCGCGCCTTCGCCGCCAACTAATCTGACCGCACAGCCGCAAGGCTCAAGGTCTGTTTTGTTACGATGGACGAATCCCGCCGACATAGATTTCGATCATGTCGAAATCTATATGAGTGTGCCAGCAGAGCCGGAGAATCCAGAAGATCCATTGAGTGTTCAGGCGGCGATAGATGCAGCCGACAATGGTCTATTGGCAGAGCGCATCGCTAGAACCTCTGGAGATACTTTTCTAGTTACCGGATTGCCGCCTCAAGCCGTAACTCGCTTTTTTTGGGCGAAGGCGGTTGACACATCGGGTAATAAGTCGCAATTTAACGCAATTCCAGGCACGTCGGCAAGCACCGAAGCAGAAGCCGACTACATGGTTGCTCTTCTTGAGAATAAAATCGGCTCATCAACATTAAGTCAAGAGTTGGCCGAGAGAATCGACGGCGCAGGCGATTTGGGAATCGTGGTCCAAGCGCAGCAAGAAGTTATCGATGGCGTTCTTGGTAAATACACAGTCAAGATAGATCACAATGGCTACGTTTCCGGCTACGGTCTGATGAGTGAGGAGAATGACGGCGCCATCATTTCTGAGTTCGCCGTCAGAGCGGATAGATTCTCAATAGGTAGCCCTTCTGGGTCAACTTCAGAACTTGCAACGCCATTTATGGTGTTAAGCACACCTACGGTAATTGACGGAACTACGTTTGATCCTGGCGTTTATATGAATAGCGCCATGATTACCAAACTCACAGCTTCGCAAATAGATACAAGAGGTCTGACGGTTAGAGGCGACGATGGCAGAATTATTCTAAGCACCGACGTTCCGCTCGATTACGAGACCGACGTAACCAATAAGCCGGAAATGATTAGCTTTCACGACACCTTTCAGTTTGGTCTGTCAAGCTCGTGGTTCGAAAGCCCAGACTCGATTAAAAATGGCGTATTCGGTGTAGAGGATAGCATCGGAGCGCTGTCTGGTGGGCGCGTTCTGAGAGTCGGCAACAACTCTGGCAACAACATGGTTTGGTTCGTGAATAGTCAAAAGTTCGCCTTTGACCATGGCGCACTTTATCAAATAAAGTGCCGAGTAAGGCGGCTCGCCGGAACGGGAAGTGTGTATGTTGGCTTGGTTGGCGTGGGCGCCGACGGCGTTACGCTCGTCAACAAAAATGGCGCAAACGGCTTGGCCGATCAGCACTTTGTCGTAGCGTCTGGCGCCAATCCTGGCAATTCATGGGTTGAATATGTCGGCTACGTCAAAGGTGTCGCTCTTCAAGGAACCAGCGTGGCTGCGCCGTCGATAGAGTCACCAGGCGTTTTACATCAAAACGTGAGATTCGTTAGACCTGTGCTGATCGCGAATTATAGTAATCAGTCAGGCATTACAGAGTTTGACGTATTCTCGATGACGCAAATTACGGCAGACCTTAGCACTGGCGCATCGGTTAGATACATTTACAGCGAGTTCGCGACTCCACCTGCGCTACCACCTAGCGATCAGACAACTGGTTGGGATATTACGTCTAGCGAGTTCGCGATATGGGCGTCGCTTCAGATAAACACCACATCTCCGTCGGGCGTCATCACGGAATATGGACCCTGGGGGCAGCCCGTTAGAATCAAAGGAAACACGGGGCCAAGTGGTGCATCGGGTCAGGCGGTCGATATTATTTTCAGACGGTCAGCTGGTCAGCCGGCTACGCCAAACTCAAGTCTAAATCTACCAAATCTTTGGCATACCGATGTTAATAGCGTTCCAAATGGGCCAAACCCTTTGTGGTCGTGCGTTGGCAAAAGGTCTGACCCAGGGGCGAATTGGATTTGGGAGACTCCGGTTAAGATTAGCGGCGAGACGGTTGTCGAACTTCTGACATTTAGAAGATTCGCTTCTCAGCCCACTACGCCGACAGGGGGAACCTATAACGCAGCAACCAACGTATTCACGCCGCCTACCAATTGGTCTTCGTCGATTCCATCTGGCACCGACCCTGTGTGGGTTTCGGTTGGTCTGGTGACAATTGGCGGCTCTGAGACGATAGGCACTCCTACTTGGTCTACAGCAGCCAAAGCGTTTCAAGATGGTCAAAGCGGGTTAAATGGAAGTAGAACGGCGATACTGGATATGTATCGATGGTCTGCTTCGCCTCCGACTTCATTTCCTTCTGGAAGTTCTACATACACCTGGGCAACCGCGCAATTTACAGCTCCGTCATCACCTAACGGCTGGTCTCTGACGCCGCCCAGTCCAGTTAGCGGTCATAATCTATACATTTGCCGCCAACTGTATTCTGATAATAATACAAGCAGCCAAACGACTATTGCTTGGACTGCCAATACAGCTCAAGCAATTGGCAAAGCGGGGTCGGATGGACAGCCTGGGCAGGATGCACAGTATGTTACGGTAAGCTCCGAGCAAGCCTTTAAGTATACAGGTGGCTCATCGACGCCAGTAAATACAACTATCATTATGACCGCAACACTCTTCGGGGGCTTGAGTGGTTATCAATGGCAATATTGGAATGGGTCTTCATGGGCGAATTTTACCAGCAATACAGGTAGCACATATTCACTCACTCACAACAATGCTGCGTGGGGGACAAGTCAAGCGCTTAGAGTCCGATGTTTATCTGGTGGTAAGTTTGACGAAACAACGATTGTCAAATTATATGATGGGGAGTCTGGGGCACAAGGCTCAAATGCAAGAGTTGGCTTCTTAACCAACGAAAGTCACTCTGTTGCGACAAATAGCTTAGGCGGTGGGTATGCGTTGGGCTCGGCTGGTGGCTTTTTCAAAGTGTTTGACGGGACGAGCGATGTAAGTGGCTCGTCAGCATATACCGTATCTGGCGGCAGTGTCTCTGGCGGCAATCACGTCAGAACGTTAAATGGTTTGACGATGACTATTAATCGAACCACGGGTCAGTATTCTCTATCTGGCTCGTCATGGTCATCGGACTCTCTTTCATTTGACTTAGTTGCTATATATGGCGGCACCTCTATCGCCAAAACCTATACCATAGTCAAGGCAAAAGCTGGAGCAACCGGCGTCAGCATATCAGGCGTTGTGAATAACTATCTGGCTTCATCAAGTAGCTCTGGCGTGACCACAGCGACGCCAGGCTGGACCACAACTGTTCAAACCATAACCGCTGTCAATAAGTTTTTGTGGAATTACGAAACCATAACTTACAGTAACGGCGCAACGACCGTGACAACGCCAACCATTATAGGCGTTCATGGTAGTGAAGGTAGAGGCATAACCAGCGTTTTGGAAGAGTATGCTGTCGGCAGCTCAAGTAGCACAGCGCCAACATCTTGGTCTACCACCTTACAGACTACAACCACAACAAATCGCTTCCTTTGGAACCGCGAAACCATAACCTACACTGACAGCACGACAAGTAGCGCTCAAAGAGTTATAGGGACTCATGGAGCTACGGGCACAAACGGCACAAACGGCGCAAACGGCACAAGAACGGCCTTCTTAGAGCTTTACAAGTGGGCGGCGACTAAGCCGGCAAGCTCATTTCCTTCTGGAAGCTCCACTTACACCTGGGCAACCGGTGCATTCACATTACCTTCTTCTCATAATGGTTGGACGCTTCTGCCGGGCGACGCTGTTCCTGGGCAAACACTCTGGGCAGTTGGGCAAGTGTATTCTGACAGCAATACGACAGCTCAAAGTAACGTTACATGGTCGATAACTTCTTCAAAGGTTCACGCTGTGGGGGCCGCGGGAACCAATGGCACAAATGGTCAGGGTCAAGTTAAGTCCTTTGCGTTTAGGCGTCAGACATCGGCTCCAAGCACACCTACGGGCGGAACATTTAGTTCGCCTAATCCGACAACATCCGGCTGGTCCGACGGCATTCCATCGGGGTCAAACCCTATTTGGGTAACTACGCGAATATTTACATCGGATGGGTTGTCGCCAGCGCAAGGCGCTTGGTCCACGCCTGTATTGTTTGCGCTGAATGGCGAAAGCGCTAACGGCGGCTCGGTAAGATATAAATTCAGCAGTAACGCCACTGCACCGGCGACAGGCACCGGCAGCAGCACATATCCGGGATCGAACTGGACGATAAATGCATCGTCCAGCACTATATGGATGACGCAGCAAGTTAACGCAGTTAATCCCTCTGGCACGATCGTATCCCATGGAAATTGGTCTACGCCGGTCAAGATTAAGGGGGAAGATGGGCCGTCAGTGACGATTAACCCATCAAGAGCGGCGACATTTACCTCGACAGATGGCGTGTTGAACTCAGGGCAGACCTCGATCGTTTTTACAGCAGCAGTTTTTAATATAGCAAGTCCTTCATACGCTTGGTCGATTACGCGACAAGGCGGCTCAGGAACAACCCCAACAGCCTCAAGCAGCTCAAGCTACACAGTGACGGCGGCAAATATGGGAACCTCCAAGTCGGTAATTGTTACCTGCACGGTTAACGGCACCTACGTTGCCAAAACGACCATAGCAACGCTAGATAGCTCCACAGCGGAGCCTAATGCGACAGCGGGTGCGACATTTACACCAGGTCAGCCAGGGACTATAGTGGGAACCATACCGAATCAGGCAGCATTTGATCTATATTTAGGCTCGGTAAAGATTAAAAGGTCGCACATAGATAATTTGACTGTGGATACTGCCGATATTGTGGACGGCGCAGTTAAGAATGCGAAGATAGATAATGCCGCCATCAACACGCTAAAAATCGCAGGCAATGCCGTCAGTTCGACGTTCTTCGTCTCTACTGACGACGCCTTTAATCTGAATAGCAAATGGACAACCATAGCCTCAATAACGGTTGCGGTATCCGGCCTTGGCACGGGCGAAACAGCAAATGTTGATCTGCTGGGTATGGCTAAAACCCCATCGGCAATTCACACTCAGCTCGTCGGCAACGCAAATCAGGTTCTTCGCAGTGCGGCAAGGTTTCAAATGCGGATTCTCAGAGGCAGCACACTTGTCGCTCAAACCAGCTCTGACATATTGCGATCCACAGAAAACTCAGTAGGTGGCTCAGACAATGTTGCAAATGGCACATACACCTATCATCTTCAGATGATAAGACACTGGACTCATCCAGAGAATTTTTATGGAGTCTATCGGGCGCGCGACGCTCACTTTACATTAAGGTTGACAAAGCGATGAATATTAGAGCGGGAGTTTACAATCCTCAAACTGGTCAAATCATAAGGGTTGTCGGCTGCCCTGAGCAGCATTTAAATCTTCAAATTGACCACGAAACCGAGGCGGCATTAATACTTACTGATGACATTGGCATGAAAACACACTATGTCAACGTTGATGCGTCGCCACACACTTTTGTCGCCATACCAGAAAGCCCCTCTGAGTTTCACGATTGGGACCCCATTGATAAGGCGTGGGTTTTGTCTGTTGAGCGTATGAGATTTGATCTGCTAGATCAGATAAGCTACCTCTTCATAATAAAGAAGCATTTGCCAATATTGCACGATAGCAAAACGATGGATGCCGATCAAACGGCTATGGACAATATAGCCGGAAAGCTTAAAGAGATCGAAATCTTGGGTCTGAATTACCCGACAGATATGCTTTTATGGCGTGACGCGAATAATGACAATCACAGTTGGCCCGACGTTGAGAGCTACAAAACCTTTCTGGAGGGTCTGGTAGTGGCGATATCACAAAGAACTACGCGACTTTACTTAGATTCCTGGCAAAAAAAGGCCGAGATAGATGCATTAGATAGCCTCAACATAGCGTCTTACGATGTTGAGCAAGGGTGGTCCGCTTAGTATAATAAGTAAGTAACCATTGACTTATTAATTAAATCACAGGTAAACTATGTATGACAACCAATCATCAAAACAAGGAAGAAGAGATGCCGGGTGAACACCAAAACCACGTTGCTGTCAATACATGGCTGTGGTCAGACCGATTAATGTGGTCTGTAATTCTTATGTTCTTACTAGGCTCTGTAGCGAGAACTTTTGTTAGTAATGAGCCTTTTGATGTCAAGAAGTTTGTTGGCGAGATTATTTTTTCAGCAATTGGCGCTGTCATGATGTATTCAATGGGGCTAATGCAGGGAATGAGCGAGGCGCAAATTGTTTGTTTCGGAGCGATGGCAAGTCTCGGCGGCATCAGAAGCTTCGAATGGTTTATTAAGATTGCCAAGAATGTCAAGGCGGCATCTTCGATCGGAGATAAGTAATGACGGGCAAATTGGATCTGCCTGCAATCAAAAGAGGCTCCACATGGCGCTATTGGCTTCAGTGGTTAAGTCACGATGAAGAGCCTATTTTGTTGACCGGCTGTGACATAAACATGCAGATTCGCAGCAGCGTGGATAGCCCAGTCATACTTGTTGATCTGTCTCTAACCAATGAAAGGATTACCAAAGTTGACGACACTGGCGAGATTTTTCTTCACATACCTCACACCATCACCTCATTCATAAATCGAAACATAGATTTTGGAGTTTATGATTTGGAGATAACACACCCAAGTGGCGAGGTTACAACCTTAATAGAGGGTAGTGTCGAATTCTCCAAGGAGGTGACGCGCAAATGAATACCATAGTTTTATATCCGGTCAATAATGGCCCAGCCATTATAAAGACGGGAAAGCAGGGGCCGCCAGGCATCGGAGGCTCCGAGGTGACGCCAGAATTCATCGGTGCTTTATCGGTAACGGCGAGACTGGCTGAGTTCGACACAGATGAGAAGCGGGCGGCTGCTCGTGACAATATAGGACTTACCGTCATCGATGGCGGAGAATTTTTTTAAATCAAGGAGAGATAAGTAATGCCAACTATTAAAATCAAACGCGGCTTAAAGGCTAATTTACCCACTTCGGGAATGTCAGAGGGCGAGCCGCTTGTTACTACTGATCGCGGAACGCTACATATTGCCACTGGCGCAGCAACTAAGCTACCGGTTGTTCCTGCTGTTGACGATCTGACCACACTAGCGTCCATTGACGGAGCAGCAGACCTGCTTTTGCTTCATGACGCAAGCGAGGCATCAGGTCAGAAAGAGAAGAAGATTACCTTCAACAACTTCAAGGCGGCGTTGAATATTCCCGAAGGCACAGCCGACGAGAAAGTCGCTGTGGTATCAGGCGGCACGAGTGGCTTCATCTGGGGAACGGATGGGACCGATGGCGTCTTGCGCATGAATAACTCGATGAGTTGGACTAAGGACCCTGCTAACGGTTTTGTGACGCTTGCTGTCGCCATGGTTGATGGAGGTGTTTTCTAATTATGGCCGGTATCAGACTAAAGCGCGGCACGAAGGCACAGATTGATGCAGCCAAGGCCGCATCGGGACTTGCTGAAAGTGAGCCTTATCTGATTACTGACGAAGGTCGCATTGCTATCGGCACCGGAGCGGCAGACTATAAGCCTGTCGCCATGGGGGATGTTGATATTGTTGTCTCCAACGCAGCCCCAGCTCAGCCGTATGACGGTCTTGTTTGGATAGACACCGAGTCAAACCCCGTTGGCGATTCGGCCTATCAAGTGGCTGTTAATAACGGGTTTGTTGGGACTGAGCAGGATTGGCTCGCGTCATTGCAGGGTGACGCTGGGCCTCAAGGAGATACCGGTGCCGATGGGTCTCAAGGACCTCAAGGGATACAGGGTGAAGCTGGACCTCAAGGAGATACAGGGCTGCAAGGTCCTCAAGGGATACAGGGTGAAGCTGGACCTCAAGGAGATACAGGGCTGCAAGGGCCTCAAGGGATACAGGGTGAACCCGGCATTTCAGCCTATCAGGTTGCGGTTAATGGTGGCTTTGTTGGAACTGAGCAGGAGTGGCTGGACTCTTTAGTTGGACCTCCCGGCGAAGCGATGCTTTACGACCCAGCGACAGCAGCCAGCACCTTCTTGTGGCTTGTGGATATTGAGCGCACCGAACAGCAAATTATCGATTGGCTTCCCACCACAGCGGTCGGTGGTCTATCCTCTTTGCGTAATGACTCAGTGCTGTTGGCTGATTTGGCAGGTAGCTCTATTGGCATGAAGAATGTCGCCAAGGATGCCGATTTGGTAAATAGCTTGGTTTGTGATAATTCAGTAGCTTGTGCCGTGTTTGTAAACTCATCCATCGCTAGAGCTGAGTTATTCGAATCTTCCGTCGCTAGAGCTGAGTTATTCGAATCTTCCGTCGCTATGGCAGAGATTATTGGCTCGACTGCTGCTAGAAATGACATATATGGTATCTCTGCGGCTAGAGCTGACTTGTTTATATCTACTGTAGGTATGATTGAGTTTGCGTCATCAAGTCTCGCGATGGCCGAATTGGCAGCGTCCTCTACAATTCGAGCTGAATTGTTCGCATCTTCTTTGGCGATGGCGAAGGTCGCGGAAAGCTCTCATTTGCTCGTCTTCTTTGACAGCGCAACCTCACGCTTAGAGATGTTTGGCTCTGCTATCGTCGAGAAGGCATTTAGAGACTCCACAAATGCGATGACGCTGATCGATAGTATTGCTACCAATGTGTCGGCACTCACTACCAACCAAAACTATGCAAGTTTGACTAGCTCCAAGGTCTTCGCGACATCTGTAAACACGGGCACAACCGCGATATCGGGTGAGAGAGGGGCACGATACTTTAATCACTTACAGGATGGTGTGACAAATTCGACGATGGTGGTGTCTAACAATCCATCTCCAGGAAACCCTTGGGCATTGTGCGCTGGAAGAATGTTTGAAGGCTTACAAGTGATGGCTAGATCAGGTAGCACCACTTCAACGGCAACTCGCACAGCTCGCGTCGTGGTAATGGAGTAAATGATGGAAACTTACGCACTGATACAAAGTTACGAAATCATTGGCTGGATTGATAATCCTCCCGGTAGGCCTATTCCCAAGTTTCCCGCCGATATCTTGGTATTGCCCGCCGATATCGCCAAAGAAGATCGAGAGGCAGCGCAGTATATCGACGGCATTGTCACGATTGACCCCTATTACACGCCGGAAGAGCCAGTCATTGTCGACCCCATTACGCAGGTGCCTAATAAGGTCTCTATGCGGCAGGCGAGACTGGCATTGCACAACGCTGGCTTGCTATCCGCCGCAGACGCTTTTGTTCAGTCGTTGGGCGGGGCCGCTCAAATCGAATGGGAATATGCGCAGGAAATCAGGCGCGATCATGCATTGGTTGCGGCACTCCAAGCGGAGCTGCAATTGACTGATGAACAAATCGATCAGTTGTTTATTGCGGCCAATGCGCTGTGAATACTCAGTCAACAATAACCCTTGAGCCAGTATGTGGCTATCTTGTGCGGGTGTATCCCGATCAAGTAGAGACCGACACTCACGCCAAATATAAGGCAGTCATGACGATCGATGTTGATGGCGATACGGCTGTGGCAAAGGGTTATTGCGGCAGTAATTGGAACACCAGAAATCGCCGCGATCTATTTAATGAACTAAAAAATCGTGGAATCAAAACTTTAAATTACGAGCGGTATGACTCTGGGCGCTTGATTAAATCGAGCGTGATAAAACTTAGCAGGAATAAGAATGACACCTGAACAATTATTAGACGAAATAACGAACGGCCCGCTGGCTTTGGAGCTGGCTGATGCACTAGCCTCTGGCGATGACGTGGCTATTTGCGCGGCATTGAATAGTAAAGATATACCCAGCCAAGGCTGGATTTCGGTCGCCGATTTCGAAACTTGGTGCGCATCAAACGACGCGGAGTATAAGCGCATCGAGGCTTTATCGAGAGACGAGACCAGCCCGTTTTACTCTGCCGCAAATTCTCTGTTGAGGCGATTGTCGGTCCAAAATACCGAGAATGCGATCAATACCGGCGCACCGCCGATAGCTTCTTTGTTGGATGCGTGGCCGTATGTTGATGCGAACTCTAAAGAGTCTCTACTGGCGCTGGGGCGCACATTGATTAGCAGGGCGGAGCAACTGGGCGAACATATCTCACTTAAAAACGTAATCGACGCTCTGTATAACGAAGATGGCGCACGGAGGGTATTGTAATGCCATTAACTACAGTCGAAACACAAATTACATGGTCGGCGGCCAGCTCTATCACACTGAGCAATGCCACACAAACCGACTCGGACACATTTACGCTTCATGACTCGTGTATCTCAGCGAGTGTTCAAATACGAGTGACCAATCAGGGATCGCCACAGTCGGGAGATGCGCTGTCAGCTAGGCTTAAATGGAGCTGTGGGGATATTCTTGAAAATACAGGGGACGATTTCGACACTGATCAACATGCTGAATTCCTAGGCAGATTGGATACGTTTGCTACGAATAATCCGGGTGAAAGCCCCGCGATGCGCACATATCACTTATCATTAGGTGGAGCCAGGAAATTCAAGTTATCTATTTTAGGCGCACAAGCTGCTTCACGGAACCTAGTCGTTCATGCGCGTGTTATTGAACAGAGAGCTAACTAATAATGGTATTTATACCGCGTTGGGAGAGGCATAAGCAGCGATTGTCGAGGGACTACACGGTCAATTGGGGGCATCAATTGACCGAACACATACATAGCATTCTCCTTCCTCACTCTGATTTGAGGCTATATAACCGCGAGCGCGAAGTTAACCGCTCATCATTCTCAGGTGTGAGTGTGTTTGATGAGTCAATCTATTTAAATAACAGTATTCTTGCATATGATGGTCTCACCATTCCATCGACAAACAATCTAGCGCTATTAGCAGTAATAGATACAAAAGACTTATCAGGTGGCGGGCAGATTGCGGCACGAGATAATTTCGCATTAAGTCGTCGTAATTATCAATTTCGAATAGGTTCCTTTAATGGGGATAGTGTTAGCATCTCTACAATACACTGGCCTGGAGTTGTCAGTAATCTTCTAGGCTCCTGTGGACGAGAGAGTGGTGTGGTTGCCATCTCCAACAAAATAGGGGCAGTAAGCGAGGGCGCTGTCAATGGGGTTTTGAATTACGGAGTGGCTCCGTCTTCTTTTTCAAATAATAATCCACAGCTTTGTATCGGAGTTAGAAGAGAGAGTTCGAACTGGGTCGAGCGACCCCTTGGTTTGATTCTGAATATGTTTGTAGAGTTTTCGTCTGCGCTGACTACCGATGAAGTGTTGGCGTTGTCAGAGGCTCCCTACCAAATACTAAAACCCCGCGTCATCTACTTCGACATGGGTGCAACCGCAGCATTCAAATCCGCCCCTATCAAATATCACAATAGCGCTAATCTAATCACGCCTGTCGCCAAGGTGTGGGATGGCGCAGCGTCGAGCTGGAAAAACAGCACGATTAAGGTAAAGGGGTAGGGAGATTGAGTCGCTTCCTGTATCTAAACACTTAACTGTTAAATGGAATTCAATCAAATGGAATTCAACGTGAAAATCAAGCGAGAAAAGAGACAAAATAGAAAGCGCAAATTAAGCGCCCCTGAGCCGTTTTTCGAAGAAATAGTGCTCTCGGTAGATAAGAAGCATTTGGAGCCGATACGCGCTATCAATGAAGCTCAGGGGCACTATTTAAGCTCAATTCGACAGAATGTTATCACATTCGGGGTCGGTCCCGCTGGGACGGGGAAGAGTTATTGCGCGGGAGGCTATGCGGCAGATAAGTTGAGAGATAAGGAGGTTGATAAGCTGATCATCACTCGCCCCTGCGTGGAAGCAGGCGAGTCGTTAGGCTTTCTTCCCGGCGAGTTGGAGGATAAGTTCGCACCCTATATCGACCCCTTCCGCGAAATTCTCAATGAGCGATTGGGCAAAAGCTTTGTTGACTATCTAATCAAGCACAAGCGCATCGATGCTAAACCTCTAGCCTACATGCGAGGCAATACCTTTAAGAATTGCATCGTTATTTTAGACGAAGCGCAAAACACCACGCCGACGCAAATGAAGTTGTTTTTAACGCGAATAGGCGAGAACTGTAAGGTAATCATCGACGGCGACATTCAGCAAAAGGATATCCGGCAACAAAGTGGTTTAGCCGATGCTATCGATCGTCTAAGTCAGATTAAAAACGTGGGTGTCGTTAATTTTGACGCCGACGATATTGTTCGCTCCAGAATCGTCAAGGATATTATTAAAGCCTACGGATAATAGGCACTTTTCAATTCCGCCACTCAAATTGCGTCTCTCTAATATAAATAACTTATATAATATCTTTTCTTAATAACTATTATATTTAGAGAGCGTGAAAATGAGTGGCGGTTTTGAATTCTTCACAGTCGGTAAATTTTATGGCTCAGAACTTGCGGATTTCGACTGCGAGTTGCTGATGATGGAAAGATTCGCGGGTAACGAGCGGGCCTTTAAAAAGGAGTTTAAGACAGAGCTGCGGCTTATGCAGACCAAGTGGTTCGATTACCGGCTTTTACATCCTGTGGTTGCCACCTATCTCTACGCTGCGGAGTTCACCCGTATCTATCAGCGTTACTACGCCAAGACTCGCGATTATGAAAAGGCTGAGTTCGTCAAGGGGTTTTCTGGTGGAGATGCTTGGCGAGCCAAGAACTCCGGTGGATTCATTAAAGGCCGGCGTCAGGCGGATGCGCTCGGCATACCTTATTGGTTCTACATCGATCACGCTTTCGAGTTCTTGTATCGCAAGTGTTGGAAACACATACCCTGGCATATTCATCTTTACACTAAAGAGATCGTGGAGTTTGTGCAGACGGAGTGGCTGACTTATTCGAGAGAATGCTTGGTGTTGGCTGAACTCGACTTCTTCAAGGGCGATCAAAACAAAGGTAGAGAGGAATGGCGAGCGCATCGACAATGGCTAATCAATAGAATTATGAGATCGCCGGTCCCTAAGTTGGCAGCAGATAGTTTGCGCGAAAGAGGCTATGTAATTTAGCCTGAGAAACTAAGTCATGGATGACTATACTTTTTCACGGTCGAGCGTTATTATAGCGACTCGGTTTTAAACGTTCGATTTACAAGCAAGAGGATAAAGATGCATAGCAATCAACAGGATAGAAAGACTTTAACATTGAAGAGAGAGTCAAGGTTTCAATACCCAGCCAAGAAAAAACCCGGTTCGCTAAGATTATCGAAGCATGAGTCTGACCTCAAAAGAATACAAGAGAGCGGTAAGGAAATTAATCTCTTCTTAATGTCTGGAGTTCTTATGACAGGTAGGGTTATCGCCGTAGATAAATACACCATCAAGATAGATGCCAAGCTCGTCAATGGAAAAGTAAAATCACATACCTTCTTTAAACACAGCATCGAGTCTTTCTCTGAGGTTGAATAATGAGTGCGGCGGTTGAGGATAAATTAGTCGAAACTGTCGCTCATTCGTTCGCTGGCGAGCCTGAGTCGCCCTCGTCTGAAATGGATGAACAGTCCGTTACAGAGCCGTATGCGTTCGACGCAGCCTTTCAAGATAAGATTGCCGCGCTTGCCATCAGCGACTTCGCATTTATGAGGCGCACTCAGGGTCTAGTGTCGCCGGATTATTTCGAAAACGCCGCCACCGCTATGCTGGTGAATATTGCGCTAGAGCATTGGCAAAAATACAAAGAGACACCCAGTCGCACCGCATTCACTCAGTTGGTCAAAGATGCCATTCTCAATAATCGCATTCGCAGTGATCTAAAGGATGAGTTTAAGACTAAGTATGTGGCGTTGGTAAAAACCAAGCTGACCGATCGCGAGTTCGTCATTGATAAGGTGGCTGAGTTCGCGCGTCACCAGGCGATTTATCGAGCCATGTTGCAGTCTGCTGATTTGATGGCAAAAGGTAAGCTCGATCAAATCGCCGATCTGGTGGTTAAGGCGTCAAGAGTTGGCGCTGATGATGCGGTAACGCTTTACGACTACTTCGAGGAGATTGAAAACAGAACGCAAGAGCGCAAGGACAAGGTCTCAGGTCTCAAGCCACCACAAGGTATCACCACCGGCTTTAAAAAGTTGGATGAGCTGTTGCTGCATAACGGATGGGGCAGAAGTGAGTTGTCGTTGATACTTGGCGGCGCTAAGTCTGGAAAGTCAACTGGTCTGCTCTTCTTCGCTAAAAATGCAGCTCTGGCAGGGCACACCACTTTATATGTGACACTTGAAATGTCGGCCAAGATTGCCGCGATGCGTAACGACGCCAGTATCTCCGAAACGGAAGTTAAGGAGCTGGAGAAGAACATTCTCAGCGTTCACGATAAGGTTAAGCTGTCGGCGATGAAGTCGGCTAAGTATTACATGGCGGAGTATCCATCGGGTTCACTGACACCTTCGTCATTACGTCGATTAATTGACCAGTATGAGATTCAGGGTATTCGATTCGATTTGGTGGTGGTGGACTATCTCGACATTATGGCGCCGGATTACCGCACTGACAGCGCCATCGAGAACTCGAAGAATATCTTTGTTGGCGTTCGCGCAATCGCTCAAGAAAAAGGCATGGCTCTATTGTCAGCTACGCAGACCAATCGTGAGGGCTTTAAGAGTGTGACGGCAAAGGCTGAACACGTTTCGGACGACTTTAATAAAATCCGAATTGCCGATCTGACCATTTCGATCAATGCGACTGATGATGAGAGGGCTAGAGGCGAGGCGAGACTATACTTTGCGGCTAGTCGAAATCAAGAGGGCGGCATTACGCTACATGTCAAGCAAGACTTGTCGCGGATGATCTTTATCAAGTCAATCATGGGGATAATTTGATGAGTGACGCTCTTCAGGAGATGCTTTTGGCGCTCGACATGGAGGAGTGGCTGAGCTACGAAGGCGTTGAGTTTAGACGCACACGAGGCTCCCGAGGCGATCAGCTACATATCAAACAATGCCCAAGCTGCGGCAAGAGTGACTGGAAGGTGTATCTCAACGCTGAAACTGGCTTGGGCAACTGTTTTCACGCAGATTGCCCAAAAGGGACCTTTAATAAGTATTCCTTCATTCGCGAAACCTTATTGAATCAGTCGGACAAGCCAAATATCAAAGAACACATTAAAAACTTCGTGCGCGAAATGGGGTGGCGTCCTCGCCGCAAGGTCTCCGCTCATGTGGAGATGTCGGCAGAGGATTTAGAGATACCGAATTACTTACCAATTCCGATTGAAGGTAAGAATCTCAAGTATCTAATCGATCGACGAGTTGATATTGAAATGGCAAAGTATTTCAATTTGGGCTATATCAAGTCAGGATACTTCGGTCAGCGAATCTTTATACCTATTCACGATCTGGATGGGTCGCTGGTTTCATTTCAAGCCAGGGATATCACCGGCAAGGCTGAGAGAAGGTATCTGTTCCCCAAAGGCTTTGCGTCAACCGCTAGAATCCTCTATAACGGACAGAATGCGTGGCGTAAGAAGCGCATGGTGATCGTCGAAGGGGTGTTCGATGTCATCGGCACCAAGATTGCCTTCGATGAGACCGATGAGTTCAAAGAAGTAGCGATCGTCGGCTCCTTCGGCTTGTCGCTGTCGGGAGGTGTGGTCAATAATGACGACGATCAAGTTAGGCGACTAATTGAATTGAAAAAGGCCGGTCTTGAAGAGATTACGCTGATGTGGGATGGCGAAGCTAGAGCGATGAAGAAGGCGATCGCTCAAGCTGACGTTCTAACCAGCTTAGGCTTTGTCGTCAAAATTAGTAAGCTGCCTGAGAATAGAGACCCAGGTGATTTAGCCCCTTCCGTCATTCGTCAGTGCTTTAGACAGGCGACCACATTCAATCAAGTTAATTCGCTTAAGCTAAAGTTGGCATTTTGCAAATAAGTCATTGGTGACTTGTAAGCCCTAACAGCGGGGCTTACAATAGCTCTATAAGTGAACGGCGAAGAGGATGTTGTGAGCGCTTCAAATCAAGACACGATACGGGCAGCGTTCGAAATATTGAATGTCGCTCTCAAGAGTTCGGACGTAATGAGGAACAAGGGCGGGTATAGGCAATGTGAGGTGATGATTTTAACCTATCAAGTTCCAGAGCCGGCCACCAATAAAAGATTTCCAGTGCCGCTTGTGAGTGAGTTTAAAGCGGTTGGGGTGACTCAGATTACTGAGAGAGACAATACAAGGCATCTTAAGATTGTGAGGCCAACCGGCATATCGGAAGCTCATAGTTATCTGAATAAGATTGTGAGTGACAGAAAGGCTAGAGGTTACTGGCACGATGGCTTGTATGCTTGCTGGACAGGCGAAAGAGCTTTCTCATACGTTCAACACAGAATCGATCTAACTTCAACCAAAAGTCACACTTTGATGAATTTCATAGATGGCATGGTTAGGCATGCGGGGCTTGTTGAGTCGTCGCGGCTCGCCTCAACGCCAGACGCGAGCGTTATCGAGACAAAGATGAAATTAAATCCACTTTACGGGAGTTGGTAATGAATGAGCAAGAAGAGAAGCACCCACTGGAGTTTTCCCTCAAAGGAAACAACACGATCTATGTCGGCTGCGAGTTTCGAGCCTTTCGTCAAAACTATGCGATTTGTTTGAATGTTATCAAGGCATACGAAGAAGGTCGCCGCAAGCTTGAGGAAGAGTGTTGTAGCGAGATCAAGCGAGGCGTTTGTCCCGCGCTCGCCATGAGAAAAGAAGAAGTCGAGGCAGGCTATGCGTTGCATTATAAACCTAGAGCACCTGCACCTGAGGTTAAGAAAGAGGAGAAGGTGATTTTTCAATCCTCGAATTACACTCAAAAAGATCCAAACTATCAGCGCGGGTGGAATCACGCCGGGTCAGTCATTAATGGCGCAAAGAATAAATCCATCAAGAGTGTGCCAATTGCACCTTTGGCACAAAACAAGAGATTTACGGCGGATGTGGAGGCTAGAGTTAAAAGCGACAATCTTTCCTTTTCTGATGCCATATCATCAGCAATCAAGAGTGAGATTGGCGATACGAAAAATCAGCAAAAACAAAAAGAGTTGGTAGAGAAAGAAATTAAAGAGACTCCAATTAAGCAGGAGTCGTTATTGGAAAAAGCAAGACGTTTAAGAGAGCAAAAGGAGATGAGTAGATGATGGAGTTGGCAGTAGGGTTGATTGCGCTCTATATAATAAGGAATGGAGGCTTTTGTCATTCCGTGCATTTTATAGGCGCAGCATGTATTGCGATCGTCGCGGGAATGGTGTGGTATATAGCCATACCGGTAATTGTAACCGCTATGCTGTTTGAGACGATGGCTAAGAACACTTTAAAGCGCTAGCTCATTTGCGCAGAGTTATGGTATTTTCCACACAGGAGGATGCCATGATTCGAAAACGCAGCACTATTTTAAAAACCACCAGAGACGACTTTTTGACCGATGTTGAGTTGGCTAAGTCATTAAGTCGTTTTTCACCTATGGCGCAAAAGGCCATTCTATTTTCGCTATTAACACATACGTCTCCAGAAGAAACGACCTTGCTGACGTGGGAAGAGGCGAAAAGGCTTCGATTAGATAAACCCTCGATTCAATTATTGAGAACGTTGCCAGTCCATATCAATTCGCTGTTGGTATTTTGGAAGCAAACCAGCGAGGGCGAAGTTTATCCGATTTACAATCTCAATAGCCTTTGTCGCCATATCGCTAACGGAAAAGATTGGTCGACCTATCAAGAAGCGTTCGATCGAATGATTTATGTTGCCGATTCATCAGTCGCCTTTAATACAATTTTGATTAAGCACCTAATGACTTTTCGTCTATAATTGCGGCACGTTTTTGGCACACTGGTGGCACAGTGCCAAGCGAAATAAGAGGATTTTTGAGTAATTTTTAGAGTGTGCCAGAAGTTGCGATTTTAGCTTTAACTGTTTGATTTTTTTAATGCTTTTTATGGTGCCGAGGAGAGGACTTGAACCTCCACGCCCTTGCGAGCACTAGCACCTGAAGCTAGCGTGTCTACCAATTTCACCACCTCGGCAAAGGTGTGCTGTATCAGCGAAGTGAGCTAATAAAATCAACAACTTGGGTTAGATCGTCTTGACTGATATAGCCGGAGGCTAGTGACAGTCAAAAGTAGCTCTGGCACACTCTCGGCACAGTGAGAAAAATTATGGCGACAATTAGAAAGCGGTCGGGCAAGTGGCACGTTCAAGTTAGAAAGTTGGGTCAGTCAATAACCAGAAGTTTTACTAGCAAGAACGATGCCGAAAGATGGGCTAGACAGACAGAAAGCGAAATTGAGCAAGATCGCTTTGTGCCAAAAAGAAAATCGGTCAACTTGTCATTTTTACTTGACAAGTGGCGAGACGAAGTGTTGATAAATCTAAAAAGCCACTCTGTCGATAAATATAAGGTGGAGCTTATTAAGCGCAGTCTTGGCGAATACTCGCTGAATGAGATCACCAGTGAGCGTCTTGCTGCATATCGGGACGAGCGCGCGAAAGAGGTTTCAGCACAAACCGTCAAGCATGAGTTGGGAATTATCCGGCGAGCTATGAACTGCGGCGTTGAATGGGGCTTCAACAATAGCGTCCCCTATGTTAAATCACCCTCGCTGAAGGGTCAGGGTCGCAAGCGCAGATTAAACGATAATGAATCTGCCAAGCTTGAGGCGACTGTGGATGAATACATGCACAACATCATCATCTTTCTGGAGGAGACCGCCATGCGTCGCGGGGAGTTGGCAAAAATTAAACTGTCCGATGTCAGTATCGATGAGCGGTCTATTCATTTGGGCGACACCAAGAATGGCGATGACCGAGTGGTCCCGGTAAGTAAAAGAGGTATGACAGCTTTGCGTTATCTGATGGACAACGCAAAGGGAGAGAAATTGTTAAATTACTCGAAAGGCTGGTTGTCGAGAAAATTCACACGATATAGAAAGAGCGCAGGCATAGAAGATTTTCGACTGCATGACTTTCGACATGAAGGCGCTTCGCTGCTATTCGAAAAGGGCTTGAACGTGATGGAGGTTGGGGCAATTACAGGTCACAAAGATTTGGCATCACTTAGTCGATACACTCATATCAACACCAGACACTTATTGAAAAAGCTGGACGAGAAGTGATGCCAAATTATACCCTTATTGAGACGCAACACTTTTGATTGCGTCAATTATACCTTTCTTTCTGGCGAGAATTTCAACAGGCGAGTAGGTGTTGCGCATCGCCTTAATAATCTCGCGCTCATCCTCACTAATCGGCTCGCCCAATATTTGTTTAATGGCTTCGTATTTTTCAGGTTCGTAAGCGGTCATTACAATATCAAGCATGACCGCAGGATCGGCACCGATAATCTTTGCCAGTTTTGGAATAACATAGACTGGTAACTTAGAGCGACCTTGTTTAAACATGGTGATAACATTTGGGTTGTCGTAACCGAGCATTTCCGCTATTTGATTCTGTCTATATTTACAGGCGTCAATCTTGTCGCGAATAAAGTTTGCAACGGTCTGGTTTTCGATGGATATTTTCGACATACTTTCCTCTTTTTATTTTAAATGATGCAATTATTTGTTGCCATCATCGCCGCTCTGTGATAATTCGTCTAGTATTATTTATGCGGTGACTTATTATAATTGCGGCCTTGTGTCAATGCAAAACTTATTTATGTTTTGCCAATGAGAATTGGGTCACATTTTAATTTGTAAGTAAATGCTTACAGCCAAACTATTATAATGGCGAGAATAACTGTAGTCTAATTATTAAATAAATGGTGACTTTTATTTGTTTGCTGAATAAATATTAAGGCTGTAAAATTGTTGAAGCGGCACAAGAGAGCCAATTACAGATGCCCGCATAGCATCTGTCGTTGGCGTTTTACATTTGATTATGAAGTGGTTGGAATATAGCATGACGAATAAAAATTACAATAGCGCAGTATCTAAAGCGTTAGATGAATTGGCATCAGAACTGCCGGAGGATGGTGTGGACGTTTTAGATTTCAACGACCATGTGGTTAATATATGGAAAGATTGTAAAGGAAATATTAAGCTATCGATACACGCCGGTGGCAGCAGAGTGACAATTTTAACGATGTAACGCGGAGTAGGTGACTTGTCGAATTTTAGAGCTTACCTGATCAAAACCTACTTATTCGATGTAGAATGACAACTGAGTAAAGCAATTCGATAAGTCGCAGCCGGCTTTAAGTTATGCCGGTAAGTAAGTCACCTATGAATAAGAGGATTTATGAAAAAAGACGTTGAGGTATTAAGAGAGAGTATCCGCGCAATCACGCAGATATTGGCGCAAGACAACATACAGGTTACGCAAACAGGTGTGGACGCATATACGGTGGCTGACGAAACAGGCAGACCGGAGCTGATTAATCTACCTTATTTGCCGGATGACGCCTCGGATGAATTGATTAGTGCGGTTCAAGGTTATCTCGATCACGAAGTAGGTCACGCTTTGTTTTCTGATTTCAGCGTGGCGTCTAAAGCTAAGAGATCTGGCAGCGTTGTCGCTCAGTTTCACAATATCGTCGAAGACACCTTCGTCGAGCGCAAGATGATTGGCAAATTTAGAGGCTGTAGTTACAACTTGGGTAGCGTCGGTGCCTTTTATCTTTCGCGCTTTGTCGATAAGAAGATCGAGGAGGGTGATGAGAAGACGCTCGCGTCAGTATTAGTGGTTCCAGCAATACGGGCGTTCTCAGGTCAGCAGATATTTATTGATTACATGGCTGATAAGTGGCACATCATCGCCGATTTCCGTAAGATAGTTGAGCCAATGAGTGCGGAAATTGCAAGCTTAAGTTCGTCACAGGAATGTCTCGACATGGCGATTAAAATTGTCGAAGCGACGAATAAGAAGAAAGAGGAGAAGAAAGAGGAGAAGAAAGAGGAGAAGAAAGAGGAGAAGAAAGAGGAGAAGAAAAAGGAGAAGAAAAAGGAGAAGAAAGGGGAGTCTTCGGAAGAAAGCGAGGAAGGAGAAGAAGAGAAAGACAAAGACGAAAGTGAAGAAAGTGAAGAAAGTGAAGAAAGTGAAGAAAGTGAAGAAAGTGAAGAAAGTGAAGAAAGTGAAGAAAGTGAAGGAGAGGGAGACGAAAGTGAAGGAGACGGAGAAGGGGAAGGAGAAGAAGGAGGCGAAAGTGAAGGAGAGTCGGACTTGAGGCTTATCTTCACAAATATGGAGCATAGTGATATCACGGAGGGCGTCAATGAAGCGCTCTCGACAGAAGTGGTGAATACAGCGAAAGGCTCGCAATATGTTAAGTTCACAGATGAGTATGACGAGGTGAAGCCGCTCGATAAAGCGTATTGGTCAAGCGAAAAGCAGGCTCAAGAATTTGAAGATACTGTGTCACACATAACGGCACCTATTCAAAAAGATATCGAACGAGCCATTTGTGCGCGTTCGATATCTACCTGGTCCAATGGGCATCGCAAAGGTAGACTGCATGGCTCGTCGCTGTCTCGACTGACGATTGGTGACGATCGTATCTTTAGAAAGAAGGTCGTTAATAACAGTAAAGATGTGGTGGCCAGCTTGGTAATCGACTGTAGCGGATCAATGACTGGCAATAGAATGAAGTTGGCCTGTCAAGCCGCGATGACACTTTCAATGGTATTGGACCGCCTAAAGATCAGTCATGAAGTTTGTGGCTTCACAACGAAAAGCATGCCGCATGAAGTGATTGTAAAAATGGAAAAGGATCGTAAAGATCGCGACATTTATTATGCGCGACAAGAGGCGATCGCAATGCCAATATTTAAAGCGTTCGGCGAGCGCTTGACGATGGCTACAAAGCAGAAAATCACAGGAGCAGGCGTTGGTAATATAGATATGTGCAATAACTGCGATGGTGAGTCAGTTGAAATGGCCGCAAGACGCTTAATGTCTCAGAAAGAGGCTCGCAAGATTATGATCGTGCTATCGGATGGGGCGCCAGCCTGTTGGGGCGGCGGCGACTTTAGAAGACATTTAAAGGATACAGTTAGCGGCTTGGAAAGGGTCATGGATGTCGTAGGCATTGGTATTCAATCGCGAGAGGTGGAGAGATACTACTCTAAAAACATCTATGTTGATGATGTTAGCGATTTGCCACTCGTGGTGGCAAAGCAGTTAAAAGCAATGCTTTTGGCTGGCGCTAACAAATAGCAAAGCTATCGAAACGCCCTAAGAAATAAGTCATGGATGACTTTTAATACCTGCTTTGCTGCTTTATTATAAGCACTTATGTTAATCGGCAATTTTTCAACAAAAAGAGGATATCTATGAGCATGATCACCTGTCAAATATGCGGTTCTCAAGTCCACTCAGTTCAGCTTCATCTGCGTGATGACCACGCAGAATGGACTGTCGAGGAATATCAAAAAGAATTTCCAGATTCGCCACTGTTAAGCGAGGCGGCCAAAGAGCGTCTGGAAAAGCGCAAAGCGGAAACCACGCTTCGCCACATGAATTCGACCAACGTCGTGCCGATTGACAAAGAGGGCGGCGAAGAAATGGTCGCGATGGGTTCTCTGTTCGGACTAGGTAAGACGAAAGCGGCACTGAGCGCTACGGGCAATCCCATTATGATCAAGCGTTACGGGAGAGCCAAAAACTCAGCCGATTTAATACCGGATTCAGATGACAATTTCGTCTATGATATCGAGGTGTTGAAAAACGTGCTGTTAGGTTTCGATCTGAATATACCGACGTATTTATGGGGACATGCGGGGACGGGAAAATCCAGTTTTGTCGAGCAAGTGTGCGCTAAAACCAACAGACCGCTGATTCGCATCCAGCATACCGTGAATACCGAAGAGAGCCACATCGTTGGGCAATGGACGGCGAGAGACGGCTCGACTCACTTTGAATTAGGGCCGTTGGCGATTGCGATGAAAGAAGGCTACGTTTATATGGCGGATGAATACGATTTCGCCCTACCTTCGGTGCTGTCCGTCTATCAATCGGTCTTAGAAGGTAAGTCACTGATGATTAAGGAAGCGGATACTACCAACAGAGTAATTAAGCCACACCCGAACTTTCGCTTTGTAGCAACTGGAAACACAAATGGAAGCGGTGACGAAACAGGTCTGTATCAAGGAACGAATATGCAGAACGCAGCAAACTACGATCGCTTTGGCGTTGTTTGTAAGGTCAACTACATGCCTCAGAAGATGGAAGTTCGAATTCTGGTGGGTCAGTCCGGTATCGATGGCGACGACGCTGATCGTTTAGTCAAGTTGGCTAAGGAGATTCGCGATGCCTATGACGCCGGCAAAATCTCTTCGACGATATCGCCGAGAGCTTTGGTTAATGCGGCAAAGGTCGGCGTTCGTAGAGGCTCGCTATTAACTGGCTTTCAGCTTGCTTTTGGCAACAAGCTAAGTCAGATCGATCAAGAGGTTTGCACTGGGTTAGCTCAGCGCTAATGTATAGCCCGCCTCGCTGTTTTGGTCTTGCCTCGATGCACGGGGCAGACCCTAAGATTTGCGGCGATTGCGCCTTCGAGCCGGAATGTCGCGTCGCCGCCACGAAAATGATGAATGCTCTGCAAAAGCGCATTACTTTGGGTAATGTCAGAGTAATGCGCTCTGCGGTCGCCCCAGTTGCGGATGAGGTTAAGCCAATTGATGCGCCAATATCCACAGGTTTAAGCAAGATGGCTCTGGCTTTGCTTAGCAAGATTGTCGCTGCCAATGTTAATTTGAGCGAATTGGCGACGCATCGCGTTAATCCATTTCCGCCGACCTTTAAGCGGGCGCATCTGCGCGGTATCGCCAATCTTCTATTAAGCGAACGGTGGGTGTCAGAGAGCGAAATTGTAGCTTTGCTAATTGAGACTCACGCCATGAGTGAGAAGAGCGCGAGCGTAGAGTGTCGCCTAATTAAAGAGATTTTGGCGCTTTTGGATATTGTCGAGCTTTCTAGCAAAAGCATGAAATTAAAGGAAAAACAATGAAGTCAATTTTATCAGTAAGAACACACTTTAGTATTAAGGAAAGTATTGTCGATCCAGCCACCATCGGTCAAGTCGCAAAAGAGTTGGGTTACGACGCTCTGGCTATTGTCGATACGATGTCCATCAATGGCTTGGTTGATGTCACTAAGTCGTGCAAAAAGGCCGGTGTTAAGCCAATTATCGGCTGTCGATTAGCGATCTATGATGACCCATCTTTCAAACAGACGAAGAGCGATGCCAAGAAAAGCGAAAAGCCTAATGTGTGTTGGTATGCAACGGTCTACGTTAAGAATGAAGACGGCATGAAGGCGCTGATTAAAACGCTGTCGCGAGCCAACGAAGAAGACTACTTTTATTACACGGCAAGACTCGGCCTAGAGGAGCTGATTGAATTACTTGTAACGGGCAATTTATTCTTTACATCGGGCGATTTTAACGGGCTTTTCGCGCATGACGACTATACCGCTATAGCCGATAGAATTTTCGGCGAAATAGACCCGCTGAATGCGTTTATTGAGCTAGTTCCTATCGACACTCCGCTCTATGAAAAATCGAACAAAAGAGCGCTTGATTGTGCAGTTAAATACCCTGATGTGGGCGTGATCGCCGCCAAGCCGGTCTTCTATGTCGACAGTAAAGACGCGGATTCTCTGGATATCATTAATGGCGTGATTTCAAATACACCCATCGACAATATCTTCTTCAAAAAGCCCTACATTCGGAATCTATCGCTGATTGACGCCAATTCGCTGATTGACGACTGCGCCGAGAGATTTGGCGCAAGTCTAGTGGCGGATATATCGGCCAACATAGATCGCATCGCCTCCGAGTGCATCTATGAGTGGAGTGAAATGCCAATGTCGATGCCGGCGATGGCGGAAAATGAAATGTCGGAGCTGATCGCGCTGGTTAAGAAGGGTTGGTCTGAGCGCTTGATGAGACCTGTCTTGGGTCATCAGCCGACCGACTTAACGCTCTACAAGGAGCGTCTGCAATACGAGCTATCTGTGTTGAAGAAAATGGGCTTTGAGCGGTATTTTCTCGTGGTGTCCGATCTCATCCGATGGTCGAAAGAGAACAATATAAAGGTCGGGCCTGGTCGCGGGTCCGCTGCCGGCAGCTTGGTTTCTTATCTGCTCTACATCACGGACTTGGACCCTATTCGCTTTGGTCTAATCTTTGAGCGATTCATTAACCCAGAGCGTATCGACTTGCCGGATATTGATATAGACTTCGCCTCATCGCAACGTGCGGAGGTAATTAACTACATCAAAAACAAGTATGGCGAAGAAAATGTGGCTGGCATTAGCAACTATGTGACATTAGGCTCAGCGTCGAGTCTTCGCGATATTGGTCGAATTCACAATCTATCGCCACTGGAGATGACCTGCACAAAGCTCATGCCTAAAGAGCATGGCGAGATGATCGATCTTGAAATAGCGGCAACGATGGTGCCTGAAATTGAAAAGTTCAAACATAAGCACGGTCACATTTGGAATCATGCACTCAAGTTGGCGGGGCGCTTGCGTAATTACGGCAAACATGCGGCAGGCGTGGTAATTGCTGGCGAACCGGTGAACAACCGCGCGGTTATTGAGAGACGGGCCGGTGAGATGGTGGTGAATTGGGACCGCAATTCCGTTGAAAAATGGGGATTGATTAAGATCGATATCTTGGGCCTTGCGACGCTGGATATTCTTGACATTGTAATGGAGTCGGTGAAGCGTCTTGGCGTTTCGGTCGATCTATTAAGTATCCCATTGGATGATGAGTCGACGTTGGATTTGTTTACACAAGGTCGGTCAGTTGGAGTTTTTCAGTTCGAGTCGTCAGGCATGAGACATCTTCTGAAAGAGTTGGGTAAATACGAGCGTCTGACCTTCGAAGATGTAGCGGCGGCGACCGCTCTGTTTAGACCTGGCCCCATTGATGCAGGTCTGATGGACGACTATATTCAGATTAAGCAGGGCGCAGATCCTTATTATGACCATCCATCAATGGAAAGCGCTCTGAAGAATACCGGTGGGGTTATTATTTATCAGGAGCAGGTTATGCAGTTGGCTCGTGATGTGGCAGGGTTTACGATGCCAGAAGCGGACAAGCTGAGAAAAATCATGGGCAAGAAGCAAAAGGATGAAATGGCGGAAATGCGGGATAAGTGGGTTAAAGGCTGCGTGTCTACCTCTGAAATGCCAGAGCGCGAGGCTAATAATCTCTTTGATAAAATTGAAAAGTTCGCAGGCTATGGCTTTAACATGAGCCATGCTGCCGCCTATTCGGTTATCTCGTATTGGGCGATGTGGTTTAAGGCGCATTATCCGCTTGATTTCTTCGCCGCCTCCATGTCGGTATTGAATGACGACAAGATGCCAGCTCTGGTTAAGGATGCTAACGCCAGCGGCATTGATATCTTGCCGCCTGACATCAATATATCCACAGACAAGTTCGAGATTGTCGAAAGTGAAGGCGAAAGAGCGCGAATTGTCACACCATTAAATCGCATCAAAGGGTTGTCGGATATTAGCGCCAGAGCGATCGTCAAGGCGAGAGAGAGCAATGGCGGACGATTTGCTCATGTGAGTGAGTTGGAAAGTCTGGTGGATCGCCGCAAGTGTAATTCGAGAACGATGACCAATCTCGATAAGGTCGGCGCCTTCGCCTCGATCATTTCAGGTTCATTGCCGGCCAATCATCCCGATCGTCTGAAGGATCAGTTGGAATTGCTGCCTGGTCTTTGCTCGAATACCGTCTATGTGGATCGGGTGATGCCGCGCGACTCTCACACAATTAACTGCATTCGCAATATCTACATGGAAGCGAGAGCTTGCGATGGGTGCTCCTTAACCGAGGGTGCTCATCCGTCACCGGCATTCGGCAAGAAGCCTAGAATTATGATTATTACCGATTGTCCGAACAACTCTGAGGATCAAAACAACAAGTTGATGACGGGTGACGGCGCGAAGTTTGTTAAGTGGGCCTTGCAAGAAAATGGTCTAAAGCTTAACGATTGCTACTTCACGACGTTGGTTAAGTCGCAAAAAATTGGTAAGGCTCTATCGAATGAGCAAATTAACGCCTGCTCAAAATATTTAGATAGAGAGATCGAGGTATTAAAACCCTCGACCATCGTGTTGCTTGGAAATTCAGTCATACGTTACTTATTGCCGAGCGAGAAGAAGCCTAAGGATGCATTTGGCAAGATTATCTACTCGAAAGAGTTGGATGCGAACATAGTGGTGGGCATGAATCCGGCATTGATTTGGTTCGACCCCGACAAGCAAAACGATCTGGATGAATTGTTTGCAAAAGTGGCGGATTTACTATGACCATCTATGACCATAAGAGAGCGTGGTTTGAAGAAAATACTCGAATAATATGGGGTAATAGTGAACTTGAGAGGCCGCTATTAGATGGTGGTGCATTGAATGATAATTCATTAAGAATAAAGCGCGAGTTAGAGCGAATATCGAGAGAGGGGCAGCTTGTCACTCAGGTATCTCAACCTAATTCCGCAAAGAGCGTTGAGATTAAGGTGTCGAAATGGGCGACGCCGGAATTTAAAATTAAACCGAAAAACTGGGGGAACTGGTGATGGCTAAAAAAGTAACATTGGATATGCTGTTGCATAGAATAATTAAAGTGAGGCGTGAATCAATCGACAATGACGACTTTGACGACCCTCAGATAGAAATTATCATCAATGGGTTTGCTTTTATGGCGACGGTCGATAATTTTCAAATCGACAAAAGCGGCACGATTGAGATTAATCTACCTGAAATAGCCCTCACTAAGCATGATAAAGTAAGTCATCGGGTAACTAATAGAGAGGAGTAAGTGAGTGATAAATAAATACCAAAGAGAAAGCATTGCTCTGCTGGAGCAAACGCCGGAGCGGGTAATAAGAAGATTGGACGAAGACATTTTGATTGCGGTGATTAAAGCGTGCAATGTGGAATACAGAGGTGGTAAACCGATAGTCTCTGATTTATTTTACGATTCGGTGCTGATTGAGGAGCTACGCAGACGCGACCCTAATCATGAGTTCTTGAAAAGCGTTGAGCCAGAACCGGAATTAATCGAAGGCAAGACGGTTCAGTTGCCACAACGAATGCTGTCGACCGATAAGGCTTATTCGATCGACGCGATTGAAAAGTGGGTGAATCGAGTCGCTAAAGAAGCGGCTGAGGTTGGTTTCGGTCGAAACGATCTGATATTTAAGGTGACGCCTAAGCTTGACGGGTTTGCGGCCTATGACGATGGCGAACGACTTTACACGCGCGGCGACGGCTATAGAGGCACGGATATCACGCGAGCATTTGAGAATGGTCTTGACATTCTTGGTCGTTGCGTTAGCGACACTGATGAGGAGTTGCGCGGCAAAGGCCCGGGTGAAATCGTCGTATCGAAGGCTTATTTCGACGAGCATCTGTCTGACAAATACGAAAACAGCAGAAATGTAATCGCCAGCGTGATTAAAGAAGGCGAGCTTGATATTGAAATCAAAACAGCCATTGCGAATAAAGCGATTTTATTTGCGCCTTTCTCGATGCTAAATTGCTGCGTCATTGACGCCAATGTCTTGCTTGAGGATTTCGAGCAAATTAGAGAGGAGATGCTTAATTCCATTTTCGATGTCGACGGCATAGTTATCGAATGCATCAATGAGCCAGTAAAGCAGCACATGAGTCACACCAGTCATCATCATCGTTGGCAAATCGCTTTCAAGGAAAATACCGAATATCACGATATTGAAGTTGAAGGTTTAGCATGGCAAACATCGAAGACTGGCCGCATTACGCCAGTTGTTCAACTTAAGCCGACCAAAGTTTCGGGCGTAACTATCTCGCGAGCCACGGGCCATCATTATGGTAATGTGCAAAGTAAAGGTATCGACGCTGGGGCGGTCGTTAAAGTGTGTCGCAGCGGCTTAGTGATTCCCTATATTGAAAGCGTTGTTACGCCGGTGAGCGCCATAAATGTTCCAGCGTGGTGTCCAAGCTGTAGTGCGCCTACTCATATCGATGGCGACAATCTGCTATGCACCAATACCGTCGATTGCCCTGCTCAAATCGAGCGCACCATTGAGTATTTCTTTAAAACCATCGGCAACTGCGACGGCTTCGGCCCAAAAATAATCCAGCAGTTAGTTGGGCAGTATCCCGATATTTCTATTATCGACGTTTACACAGGTGGCGGTGACACTCGTGGGATGAATAAGTATTTTGGTAGGGCCGGCATTGGTCAGGGTATTGGTAACAATCTCATCGACGAGCTTGAGCGAAGCAAAAAAGAGCCAATCGAAGACTGGCGCTTTCTTGCGGCCTTCTCAATCCCGAATGTCGGTAAGGGTGGCTGCGAGCGTCTTCTAAAACATCATCGTCTTGAAGATGTGTTCAATCTAACGGTTGACCAGATTGTTGAAATCGATGGTTTTGCCAAAAAAACCGCTACGGCGCTTGTTGAGGCACTAGATCGCATAAAATCTAGTTTCGACGCGCTGTATTCGCTCGGTTTCAATCTAATTCGAACGCCACTAAATAGCGAAAAAACGGCGATTTCAAGCGCGATATCGAATAAAACGATTGTATTCACCGGCTCGATGAAATCGGGCAGCAGAGACGAATTACAGAGTGGGGCGAGGGCGCTCGGGGCTAATGTTGCTTCGTCTGTCACCAGTAAGACAGATTATTTGGTTTGCGGCGATAAGGTGGGCGCTTCGAAGACTGAAGCGGCTGTGAAAAAAGGCGTCAAAGTGTTGACAGAAGAGGTTTATTTAAAACTGTTGGGAGATTTATGAGTTTAAAGAGACATGACGAACTAAGGGTAACTCTGACTGATGCAAGTGGTGTTCAGTTGGTGATTTACAAGGTAGAGGGTTTTCCCGATAGCGACCCTCACTTCTGTATTGGCGAGTTGGATGGTGAGCACTTTTTCTTCTCTCGTGAAGAGGTGAAAGAGCTTTTTAAGGCTATTGATGAGGTTGTTGTTAAAGGCACGGTAACGATGTAAAGACATCGATAGCCAACAAAATAAGTCATGGATGACTATACAACCCTTAAGTGAACGACGATAATAGATATTCAAGACTAACAAGAGGAGTATTTTATGTTTACTGAAGAAGAAATGGCTGAGGTTGAGTTTTTGGAGCAAGAAGAAAAGCTCAGAGGCAAGCCGGCGCCCAAGAAATCCGTCCGAGTATTTATCAATCCAGAGCAATTCAAAGAGGATGTGTCGATCAATCTGTCGGACTTAAATGGGTGCTTTTTAGAGCAGGCGTCTTTATTTGCGCACTACGGAATGATGGCGGCAAAAGCATCGGAACAGGCTGACAACCTTAAGATGATGCTTGAGATAAAAGAGGCTCAGTTGAATACGGAACATCGCGAAAGGCTGTTAATTTTTGGCGGCAAAGTTACCGAGCAGATGGTGACAAATGCAGTATTGACCGATACTCGCTATATCAAGGTTAGAAAGGCGTATAACGAAGCGAAAGGTGTTTTGGAAATGCTTAAGACCGCGCCCGAGGCTTTTAGGCAGCGTCGGGATATGCTGATTCAGATCGGCACCAACGCTCGTGAAGAAATGAAGGGCGATTTGTTCATGAAATCGAAAGAACAGAAGGATGCTGACTTGCGCGAACGCACTCGTAAGGCAGTTGCGTAGGCAGTCTCTTCCTACGATAGAAAATAAGTCATAAATGACTTATAATTAACACGCTGAAAAGAGAAACAAGTTGGTCTCGAAAAGGCTCAATTAAACAAGCAAAAAAGGAAAAAAATTATGTCTTCATTATTAGAAGCGCGTCGCGCATTGGCCCGTCAACAAAAAGCGGAAATTCAAGAAAAATCCGGTCGTCGCGAAAGAGCGGTTCGCCCACCTGTCGGCAAATCAAAGTGGCGCATTTTGCCGAGCTGGAGAGGCCTTGAAGAGCCGCTGTTTGCTCACGCCTTTGGGCAGCACTTCATCAAAGATAAAAACGGCGATATGGTCGCAGTTCATATGTGTTTGGACAAAACCTACGGTAAGCCGTGTCTCATTTGTGACTCAATTGCCCGAGGCATTCGTAGCGCTGAGGATGACGACACCATCAATCTGCTGAAGGAGTCACAATCTTCAGGCTCTTACCTTATGAATGCGCTGCGTATCGACGGCGACGAGCCCACCACACCGGTATTACTGTCTTTATCTCCAACCACTTATGAAAAAGTGCTGGATTTAATCGATCAATACGCAGACGAAGGCGTCGATCTGCTTGACCCTAGCGAGGGTTACGACATTGTAATTAGCCGCACCGGCAAGGGTTTGAACACCAAATACGATGTCAATGCGGCGGTCAAGCCATCGAAGATTTCCAAGTCTGTTTTGGAAAATCTGAATGACTTGGACCTCTACGTCAAGCAAGAGCATGAAGCTACCGAACAAAAGGCGTTGAGCTTTATCGACAAGGTTGTAACCGGTAGAGCGGCGCTGCCTTCTTCCAAATCTGATGACGATGAAATGGAAGACATCTTGGAGGCTGACTTTGAGGAGACCTCTGAAGAAGACTTGGATAAGTCGGTCAGCTCCAAAAAAGTGACAGACGATGAGTTGGATAGCATCTTAGGTGAGTTGAGCGATCTGTAAGCCTTAGTCATTAACAGCGAAAGGGCTTAAGTGCCCCTTCTTTTTCGGAGGATATTTTTATGTTAATGATTGTGGATGCCAACAGCGTAGGGCATGCGGCAAATGCAGCGACACGCTTGACCGTTGGTGGCAAGCCCACTCAGGCGATCTTTGGCACACTTAATACTGTTCGCGATCTATCCGTTAAGTTTAAGCCGAGTGGGATTATGATGTTGTGGGATGGTCGGGCGCAATGGCGATACGATCTTTATCCCGAATACAAAGCAAATCGCAACCCCGATCCAAACAAGAAGTTAAAGCCTTACGAGATTAAAAAGCTAAAGCTTCGGGAGGATTATCACGCGCAAAGAGGTGATATCGCTCGCGGCTTGTCTTTATTGGGGATTACTCAAGTATTTCCAAAAGAAGATGAGGCGGATGATTTGGCGGGCTATCTGACGGGTTCGCTCACAGGCGAAGTTATGCTGGTGTCGCGCGATCACGATTGGCTTCAGCTTGTAAAGAAAAATGTCTCTTGGTTTAACCCTATCGATAACGAACTTGTGAAGCATTCAACCTTTGAAGCTTACACCGGCTATAAGCATGTTAGTCAGTTTGTGGCTGAGAAGGCTCTGATGGGCGATACGTCGGACTTTATCAAAGGTGTGCCTGGCATTGGCGAAACTGCCGCGCCGTTAATTCTCAATCATTATCGAGGCGGCGTTGGTGAGTTAATTCAAGAAGTTAAGGTTGCCGGCGAGGCTTGGGAACCCCCGACTAAAGAGCTGAGGCGATACAGAAAGAAGATTATCGAGTTCGGCCTTAATAAGAATGGCGCTATGGATGTTTTTTATCGCAATGTCAAATTAATGAGTTTGATAGATGCGCCAGCTCCGCGTAGAGGAACTGTGTCAGTAGTTAGAAGTGAGCTGAATGAGGGCGACTTTTTGGAGTTTTGCGACGAGTTCGCCTTTTATTCAATCGTAAGAGAATCAGACAAGTGGCTGAGACCCTTTGTAAAAAGTGAGAATTAATATGAGCGTAGTAGAGAGTTTAGCCAAAGCATTAGATAAAGAAATAGGTTTAAATGCAATATCTCAGGAGGTTACGAGATTTATAGATACAGGATACCCCCCTCTGAACAAGATAATATCGGGTAGATATGACGGCGGCCTTCCATTTGGAAGAATGATGGAAATGTTTGGAGAGTCATCAACGGGCAAAACCTGCTTGGCAACGCAGTGGATGATTAATGCTCAAAGAATGGGCGGAATAGCGATATTTGTCGATTGGGAAAGATCATTCGACTTAGGCATGGCTAAACAGATGGGTTTAAATGACGAGCGGCCATACTGGATATACGTCAGACCGAAAACTTGGGAAGAGGGTAATCTCTTGGCTACTAGAGCGTGTAGAGCCATAAGAAACTCCGGTGCTATATCTGACGATGCTCCAATTCTTGTCGTTTATGATTCGATAGCCGCAGCCATACCGAAAGCAAGCAGCGACAAGGAAATAGATGAGCTGACGATGAATGATACATCCGCTTTGGCAAGGGTGACTTCGACAACCCTGAAGGTTCAAGCTCAGTTCGCTGATGACTTCAATGCCACGTTTCTATATTTAAACCAAACGAGAGAAAAAATAGGCATTATGTTTGGCGATAAAGTGTCAACACCAGGTGGCAAAGCTATGGAGTTTTACTCAACGGTTAGACTGACCCTTTCAAGACAAAGAGTAATGGAGGAAAAGGGCAAAGAGAAGGAAATGATAGGTCAGAACATAAAAATCTCCTGCATAAAGTCAAAACTAACGGCTCCATTCAAGTCATGCTCTCTCAGACTCTCATTTGACGAAATAGGTATGGCGAGTTTCGATAATATATGCAGTCTCGTGGAATATGCTCTTGAGCGCAAGATAATTTCTGGCGGGGCGTGGATTGAATGGAATGGTCAAAAGTTTAATGGCAAGAAAAAGCTTATTGAGCATTTGAAGGAAGATGAGAGTGACCGTGTTAAGTTTACCGACGATGTTACTGCCTGAATAATCGCCTACAGCTTGCTCTTTTAAGCATCGAAGCCAAAGTGTCAGCAATTCACCTAAAGAGACTAGACAATGTGGGAGATAGAGAAATATAAAAAAGGCCGCCGTCTATATGGCGGCTTTTATTTTGACAAGGCCAGAAACATACGGGTTTATTTAGCTTATCGATGGCATCGCGAAATTTACCGATGCGGAGAGTCCACCGTATCTGATGCGCTAAGAAAGAAGGTGGCATGCTGGGCGATCGATTGCGAAACATTGCAATTAGCTAAAATCAAAGGTGTGCAATTTGTAGGCGTCAAACTGAAGGATGACGATAGTTTGTTTTTAGCACCTATCGAGGCATTCTACGACCCTAAAAACATTAAGATTTTAAATTATTCCAACCGAGGCGGGTCGCATCAGCGCTATCTGCCTCTATCTCAATTCAGAACGCTACTAAAGATGAAACTATAGCAATTACCAGACATTTGCTCTAGCACTCCCTGATTGCGCGTGAGAAAATAAGTCGCTAATAACAAAAAGAGATTAATTATGAGCAATGCGGGAGACATCTTAAACAGGCCGCTACCTATGGATGTATGGGAAGAAGTTTACCAGGATGAGCTGGAGATTGAGGCGGCAGAAAGTGGGCAGGATAGAGAGCTTGGCTTTGACTATGACCGTTTTGTAGAAAGGCGCTACGGGCAATATGTAAAGGAATTTCAGTCGGCAAGAAGTGAGAGCAAATAATATGGCACAGGGTCCGGGCAAATATGACGATCTTTGCACCAAAGTCAGAGAAGAAGCGCAGGCGGTCGGCGCGGTTGTGATTGTGCTGAATGGCAATTGCGGCTCAGGCTTCTCGGTGCAGGGGCCGCCAGAGTTGTCAATCATGTTGCCAGAGCTGCTGGAGAGTCTCGCCTCGGAAATCAGAAGCGGAGCTGACGAGGTGCTTTGAGTGGGCGATTTGTCAAACAGTAGTAAATCCTATCTCTGCGTGAGAAAATAAGTCACTGTTTAATTACTACATAGGAGTGTGTCGCAATGCTATCGGTTGCAACGATCTGTTTGGCAATGAACATTTATCACGAATCAAGAGGGGAGCCGCTGATAGGTCAGTATGCGGTGGCTCATGTCACAATGAATCGCGTAGAGAGTGAAAAGCACCCCAATGATGTGTGCGGTGTGGTCTTCAAGAAGGGGGCTTTTCACTGGACGGCGGATAAGCGAAGCGTCGAGATCGCAGCAAAAAAGATGAAAAAGCAATTAGAGCTGGAGAGTTGGTCGATGTCGGTTTTGATCGCTAAGAACGTATTGGCTGGACGCTCAAAAGACATAACTCGTGGCGCTTTGTTTTTTAATGAGAAATCGATGGGTCGCCGTTTTAAAACCAATGTGCCGACCTTAAAAATAAGTAGCCACATTTTTTACTAAGCAAGAGGATAAGTTACGAATGAGTAGATTAAATCTAAAAGTGGGCGACATTGTTCGCATTCCAAAATACAGCAGATTATTTGGGAAGGTGGACTCATCGGTAGACCGTCAAATGGCGAAAATCACCTATCGAGTTACTAAAGTTCAGAAAGACTTTTGTGGCTCTGATGAGGAGGGTTGGTTTGACGATATATCGCTAGTCGAAGCTGAGACTGGCGAAAGATTCCCCTACATGCTCTGCGACGCAAGCGTGGAGAAAATCAATGCGTGATGTATCGGGTAACAAACTAAGCGTGGGCGACAAAGTAGCGACCGTGTTTGACGGCTATGCGCATCTTGAGGTTGCCAGAGTCATTGGTTTCACGCCGGTTAAGGTTCGGGTTGAACAAGCCACAGGCTCGGCTTATACGAAATACCCTAATCAGGTTTCAAAAGTCGTTATTACACCTGTATTTTAGTGAGTATTTATGAATAAGCGAAGCAATAAAAACAGCAGATCGCCAAATCCACGCAGATTTAGCCGCTATTACAAATCAAGACCTCAACCGGAGTCTATTTGGGACTCTCATTACGGCGGCAAAGACAGTCCGCCCAGAGGCATATCGGCGAAAGTTTACGATGATTAAAGGAATGTTATGAAAATAAAGATGTTTAAGAGAGTGAGTAGAGAGTTGAGTATAAATTGGAGGTGGATATGAAACCCTACGCATTATTGTCGGACCTGCATTTTCATAGCTGGTCAACCTTTTCAACCGTCAATGAAAGTGGCGTCAACAGTCGTTTGCAAACTATTATCAATGAGGTTCTTCGGGCGAAAGAAGAACTCGTCAAGGCCGGAGGAGACACGATGATTCTGGCGGGTGATTTGTTTCACACAAGAGGCTCGGTATCGCCGGAGGTTTTAAATCCCGTTATTGAACTGTTTGAGACCATTGTGGCCGATGGCATCACCGTTCATGCAATCCCTGGTAATCACGATCTATCATCCAAAGACTCGTCTTGGTTGACCAACGCAGCGTCGGCACTGATACCGGCTGGCGTAAGAATGGCGCATCAGCCACTCGCAGGATCGGATATTGTGTTAATACCCTGGTTTAGCTCTATCGAAGAGTTGAAGAGAGAGCTGGAAAAGCATGTCTCTCCCAATAAGGATGTCATTATTCATGCGCCTGTCGATGACGTGATACCCGGTCTGCCAAGTCACGGATTGGACGCCGATTATCTGTCGAGACTTGGCTACAAGCGTGTTTTCTCAGGTCACTATCATTGCTACAAAAACTTTGGAAATGGCGTCTATTCGATCGGAGCAACGACGCACCAAACTTGGTCGGATGTTAACTCTAAGGCGGGGTTTCTACTCGTTTATCCCGACTTGGTAAAGCGTTACGACACGCATGCGCCTAAGTTTGTCGACATCTATGGTGACATGGATGAAGAAGAAATGATGATCTGTGATGGCAACTATTGTCGAGTCAAGATCGGCAAGGCGACACCGGCTGAGATTAACGACATTCGTGAAGAGTTATTAAGTTACGGCGCTAAAGGCGTGGTAATTCAAGCAGTTAAACAGACTGAAATTGAGGAGCGTAGCGTCTCTGCTATTAAGAGCATCACCACGCTAAATCAGTCGGTGGCTATGTATATTGAAGACAAGTTTGGCAAAGACGAAGAGCTGATTAAGCTTTGCGATGACATTCTTGAAGAGATCGAGGAGATAGAATGAAGATATTAGCTTTGGAAATAAGTAACTTTCTCACCGTGGGGGAGAGTCCTATTGCATTGACTCTCGATAACAAAGGTCTTTGCTTGCTGCAAGGTGAGAACCGCGACGATAGTAGCGCCGCATCCAACGGCGCCGGTAAATCCACGATCGCCGATGCGATCTATTGGTGCTTATTTGGACAAACCGCCCGTGGCGAATCTGGCGATGCGGTAATCAATAACAAGACGAAAAAAGGGTGCTCTGTGGGGCTTGTCGTCGAGGACGATGGCGTTCAGTATCTCATTGGGCGCCATCGTAAGCACAAGACTCACAAAAACTCGCTTGTGGTATTTGCAGATATGGTTAATTTAACCAAAGGCACCGACAAGTTGACGCAAGAGCTGGTTGAGCAAATTGTCGGCTGCTCGCAACAGGTCTTTAAGGCTGCGGTTTATGCCGGTCAAGATTCGATGCCGGATTTACCAGGCATGACCGACAAATACTTGAAGGAGATTGTTGAAGAGGCTGCGGGTATCAATCGGCTATCTGCCGCTCATGACGTGGCGAAAAAGAGGTTAGCCAAGATCGATATGTCAATAAGAGATATCGAGGGCGAAATAAAGGTCAACGACACACTTGCATCTAATGCCGAAGACGCTCTAAAGGATGTCTCTGTAAATATTTCTGATTTTGAAAGTAAAAGAGTTGGCGATATAGCTGATATCGACGCCAAGATATCATCGGCAAAGGTCGTTATACAGTCGCATCAAGCTGATCTTGATAAAGTCCCTGTTGCCTCTATCTTGAGCGATCTCGACGCTCTTGACGACCTGCTAAAGAGCGAGTTAATTAAGCGAGCCGATCTTGAAGGTGACGAGAGAGACAAGAGCGATAAGGTTAAATTAATAGCCAATCAATACAAGGCCATGAAGATGATGGCTGAATCAAAGCTGAGCGATGTCAAAAATATACAGGCAAAAGTCGGCCAGCCGTGCGGTGAGTGTGGCAAGCATTATCACGAAGATGATCTTGATGCAGCCTCTAATATTGCGAAAAATGACTTGCGCTCAATGAAAAGCGCACTGTCGGCTTTGAAGAGTGAGCACGAGACGGCGAAAAACGAGCACGAAACGGCATTAGCGGCGCTTTCGTCGGCGAGCGGTCTAACCGGTATCATTTCGTCTTTCGAAGCTCAGAAGCGCAGCTTACAGAAGAGGTTGGATGACGCTAAATTTATCGAAAGAGAAATTAATGGTGAGAGAGCTGTTATTAAAAATCTTGAGGCAATGCGATTGAAGGCGCAGAGTGCCGATAATCCTTTCGAGGCATCTAAAAAGAAAATTTGCGCCAATTTAAAGACGGCAAATGAGATATTGACGAAGGCAAAAGCTGATCTTGACGAGGCTCTTAAAGAGCGGGGCTTGATCGAAAAGGCGGTCGCGGTGTTTGGACCGGCGGGGGTGAGGGCGCACATTCTCGATACCGTTACGCCTATCTTGAATGACCGAACCTCTTATTACCTGTCGGTGTTGTCAGATGGCAACATCAGCGCCGTGTGGAACACGCTGTCGAAAACCAAGTCGGGCGAGCTGCGCGAGCGATTTAAGATTGAGGTTGAAAGCGAAACAGGGGGCAGTAACTTCGGTGGGCTGTCGGGTGGCGAAAAGCGCAAGGTTAGATTGGCTACGGCAATGGCTCTGCAAGATTTGGTTGCTGGACGCGCATCGAAGCCTATCGAGCTTTGGGTAGCCGATGAGATTGATGATGCGTTGGATGACGCTGGTCTTGAGCGATTGATGACGGTGCTTGAAGACAAAGCGAAAGAGAAAGGCACGGTGTTGATAATTTCGCATAATTCGCTTGAAAATTGGGTTAGAAATTGCACGACCGTCATCAAGGAAGGTGGCTTTTCACGCTTAGAAGGTGACTTAAGTGTTGAAAGATAGCTATGGGTTAAATCTTGAGGAGCTGATTTCGTCAATCAATGAAGACCTTGCAGACCTTCATACGTCAAACTCTGTTGGACTTCCGACATTTGTGGCTCATTCGCCCATTAGCGTGGCGATAAAGACGGACATGGGTTGGCGCACCACCAATCTGATGGGTGACACCGTGACCCTCATCGGCTTAAGAATTGGAATTAAGGCGGTGATTTGTCAATTTTTAAATGGCTACTCCAGCCCCTTGAATTGCTACCCAGGCTTTGACGGAGTTGGCTTAATCGAGATAGGTCTCGCCAAAAGTGAGGCTTCTTTGAGCGACTTCAAGGAGTGGTTACTGATTCAGATAGATTTGGAGTGCTATCTATCTGAATACATCGAGAAGCATGAGCTAGACGTAGGTCACTTTAAGAAAAACAAGGTGAAAAAGGTGAGTGTAGAGAGAAATAAAATTGAGAGACCTGCTGACACATTATGGGGGAGCTGGTAGCGAAGCGCTTGAGGCCATTTTGATAACATATTTCAAACGAGGTGAATATGAAAGACCATGAGATAGCAATACTGGTTAACTGCATTCGCGATAAGTTAAACGAGCGTATACCCAACTTGCCACAATGTCTTCGCGGGCTAATTAGCGAAGCGGTGGTTGACAGTCTGGAGAAGCAAGGCTTAAGAGTTGATAAAAAGGAAAGCGAATGAATGAAATTAAAATTGTGGGTATTGACCCATCGCTACGCAACTTTGGCGTAGTAAGAGCGACGATTAACCCCGACAGTTTGGTGGTATCGATCGAGTCTGTTCGTCTAATACAGCCCTCGGAGAACAAGACGGCTAAAAAACAGGTGAGAAAAAACAGCGACGATTTGCGCCGAGCTAGATGGTTGCAGAGTAATATGATTGAAGCGTGTCGCGATTGCGCCTTCGCGCTTGTCGAAATGCCCGTAGGTTCGCAATCTGCGAGAGCGATGGCTAGTTACGGGATAGTTACGGGCGTGTTATCGAGCTGCCCAATACCTATTATCGAAGTAACGCCAACAGAAGTTAAGCTGGCTGGCGCCGGCCATAAAACCGCATCGAAGCAGGAGATGATAGATTGGGCAGTAGACAAGCACCCTGAGGCAAAGTGGTTGCGCCGTAAGCTAAAGAGCGAGATGGTTTTGATGGGTGGCAATGAGCATATCGCGGATGCGTTGGCAGCTATCTACGCAGGCATCAATAGCGAACAATTTAAAACTGCTCTGGCTATGTATAGGCAATTGAATAAAGCCGCCTAATTTTAAAGTAAGTAACGGGTGAATGTGTTATATTTTTCACCCATTTTAATTAATTGAAGAATAGTGTATGGATAACATGAACGTCATTAAGAGAAGCGGCTCGGTCGAGTCTTTAAATATTCAAAAAATTCACGATGCTACTAGGTATGCCACCGAAGGCTTGAGCGCATCGCAATCGGAACTGGAAACCGCAGCGCATTTGATGCTATTTGATGGCATCAAGACGGCCGATATCCACAAGGCGCTAATTGTGTCGGCGGCGGGACTTATATCGGAGGAGTGCCCCGACTATACCTACGCGGCGGCGAGACTGCTGCTGCAAACCATCTACAAAGAAGTGACGGGTGGGTCCATATCTTACCCATCGCTTGAGCTATATATTGAAAAGAGTATCTCAGAAGGTCAGCTAGACCCGCGCTTGGCTACTGACTTTGATCTGCACTATTTGAACGGCTTTATTAAGCCAGAGAATGACTTTCTGTTTGATTATTTGGGACTTCAAACGCTGGCGGATCGCTACTTAATTACAGAGAGATCCACGGCGAGCAAGCGATCAAAGATTATCGAGTTACCTCAGCACTTTTGGATGCGCGTGGCGATGGGTGTCGCTTTGGCCGAAAAAGAAAATAAGACAGCGTGGGCGGCTGAATTTTACTTAACAATATCCAACTTTTGGTTTGTCCCGTCTACACCAACGCTCTTTAATGCCGGCACGAATCACCCTCAACTGAGTTCATGCTATGGCAACACAGTTGAAGACTCTATCGATGGCATCTTTGAAACCATGCACGAATGCGCTCGATTTTCCAAGCATGCTGGTGGAATCGGCACCGACTGGACGCGGGTGCGGTCGGCCGGCAGTCCGGTATTGGGAACCAATGGCAAAAGTTCCGGCGTTATTCCCTATCTGAAGGTCTTTAACGACGCGGCAGTCAGTGTTAATCAAGGGGGAAAAAGAAACGGCGCCTTTGCGGCTTATCTTGAGCCGTGGCACCCAGATTTTCCAGACTTCATCGATCTAAAGAAAAACTCTGGCGATGAAAGAAGAAGAGCGCACGATATCTATCCCGCTGCCTGGATTCCCGACTTATTCATGAAGCGCGTTGAGAGTGGCGAGATGTGGTCCTTCATCGATCCTACCGATGCGCCTGAGCTACATGAGGCGTATGGTCATGAATTCGAATCGCTCTATGCGCACATTGAGAATGACAAGCCTCATTTGGTTCGTTCACAAATGCCGGCCAAAGATTTGTGGCGCAAAATGCTGACCAGCTTATTTGAAACCGGTCATCCGTGGATCACTTTTAAGGATACGCACAACAATCGCAACCCGCAGTCACACGTAGGCGTCATTCACAATACTAATCTTTGCTGTATGACTGGCGATCAGCGTGTCGTTACTGACGCAGGCATTTTAACCGTTAAAGAGCTTTACGACAGTCAACGTAAGAATAAAGTAGTAGGCTTGACTGAATTTAGCGATGCGTCTGAAATGCTGTTACCAAGACCGGATGCGCCGATTGTTGAGATTCAAACTGCCGAAGGCTACTCTCACAAAGTAACGCCTGATCATAGGGTTTGGGTTAAAGATAAAGGCTGGGTAGAAGCGCAAAACTTGATAGCTGGTGACAAATTGCTCACTCAGCAGATTGAGGGTATGTTTGGCGACATTCATCAGCCGAAATTGGCGCTTATTTCTGGCTTAATTGCGGGTGACGGGACATATCTCGGCAAGGATAATTCCATCTCCGTTTGTATCGATTTATGGGGAGATAAGACTGGAAAGTTTAGAGATGTTATAGAGCGCATTGTTGAGGAGGTAATTCTTGACGACTGCGCAGTAACTACATCCTCTCTTTCACCAAAATTCAATAAGAATAAGTCGAAAGATATGTGGAGGCTATGCAGCGCGCCGTTAGCTAGAGTTCTCGATGGCTTTGGCTTCAATAAGGATACTAAACTAAAGGTTCCTGATTTTGTGTGGAAAGGCACGAAGCCGACGGTTATGGGCTATTTGAGAGGCTTATATTTGGCCGACGGAAATATTCAGGTTGGCAAAGGCGCAACTACGATGGCTTTGTCGTCAGTCGATAGAGAATTTCTTAAAGATATTCAAATACTGTGGGCAAACTTCGGCGTAAAGACTTCAATTGGTAAATTGCGCGATAGCGAGTTAACCGATTTTAACGACGGCTATGGCGCTTACGAATGTAAGTCTTGCTGGAGACTTCTAATTACATCCATTCAAGGCTGTCAGATCGCTGAGAGAGTGACAATGCTGGGTAAATTTAGAACCGGCGACAGCGCCGACACTTTCGTAAGTAATTTGAAAAAGCAAGGCTATAAGCAAAAGCTGTATGCGACATTTACAGATCTCATTGATTTACCCAATGAAGACGCTTATTGTTTGACAGTTGACTCTGAAACCCATGCTTGGACCGTAAATGGGTTGATTACGCATAATACCGAAATAAGCCTGAATAATAGCGATACCGAAAGCTTCGTTTGCAACTTAGGCTCAATCAATTTGGCTAAGGTCACTGAGCATGATTACCGCGAGGTGTTCGAGAAGGTTATCCCCGTAGCTATGCGAATGCTGGATAATGTTGTCGACGTTAACTTCTACCCATCGGAAAAAGCCAGACGCTCGAATCTAAAGAGTCGACCTGTTGGTTTGGGTATGATGGGTTACACCGAATTGCTGGTTAAAAGCGGCATCGAGTGGGAGTCCGTCGATCATTTGATGTTTGCCGAAGAGTTATCGGAGTGCTTTGCCTATCATGCGACGAAGGCTTCGTGTGATTTAGCGAGAGAGCGGGGCGCCTATGAAACCTTTAATGACTCCAGATGGGATAGAGGCATTTTGCCGATTGATACGGCGGTGCGGCTGTCAGATATCGTTGGTTTTGATGTCGCTCACACCACTCTTTGCGATTGGCCTCAATTGCGCAATGACATAAGAAAGCAC